TTGCTCGCGCCCAGCGACGCGGCGAAGTACAGCAGGCCGGCGAGCGCCGCCGAGCCGGTGTGCACCAGCGCGCCATTGCGGTAGAGCCGCACCGTGTTGGGCGAGCCGATGACCACCTCCACGCCCACCATGTCGCCCTTGAGGACCAGCGGCAGGCCGGATGCCACCGTGGCGCCGCCCACCCGCAACGTGCCGGCGCCCAGGTTCCAGCCGATGCCGCCGGCCGAGCCCAGCACGGCCGACAGCGACGCGCCGGCGTTGACCACGCCCACAACTGCCTGCAGGGCATCGTCACCCCATACGGCGAACTCCACGCCGACGGTGCCGGCGTCCTGGGGAATGTCCGACCGCGCGGTGCGGTTGATGTCGGCCGCCGCCGTGGTGGCCAGGGTCAGGCCGCTATCGCGCGCGGACAGCGCCGGGCCGATGGGAACGGCGGCGAACCGCCCGAAGGTCTCGCTCATAGGGAATCGAACCATGCCTGCGCGTCGTCCTCGTCCAGGACGGGCACCAGCGCGTTGAGGTAGTCGTCCAGCTGGCGTTTCGTGCCGGCGGGGCTGTGTGCGGCGACGGTGTAGGCCACAAGCGCGGCGGGCTTCTGGTGCAGGCTCACCGGGTCAATGGGGTTCCGCTTGTGGAACTCCCACATCTCCAGGAACTGGCGCCGCGACATCGTGGCGCGCAGCTCGTGGACGGGCCGGCGGTACGTCACGGACAGGACGCACCAGAACCACTCCTCGCCCTTGCGGCTTAGGCGTTTCCCGCCTGCTCCGCCGCCGCGGCCGCCTTCTCACCGAAGCCGGCGTGTTTCAGCGCCACGTCCTGGAACTTGGCCGCAACCGGCGGTTTCAGGCGCGCGGCGTCCTCCACGGTCATGATGGCCTTGCCATCGGCATCGCAGATGGTGGCCGCGATCAGTTTGGCGCGGTCGCCGTCGGCCCACAGCTTGCGGAACTCCGCGTCGGGCAGCTCGCGCACGCAGAACTCGGCGGTCACGCCGGGGCTCAGTTCGATGGTGTCCGGGCGCACGTCCGGCGAAGCGAACATGCCCAGATCCTGGAACGTGTGCAGGAGGGACTTGGCGATGTCGGTCGCCGCCGGGGTGGTGGTGTCGTTGGTCTTGCTCATGGCCGTTTCCTTGTACTGGCGGCAGACCGTGCGGGCCGCGCACGGCGAACACGCGGAGGTTCCGCACGGTCTGCCAAAGAGAAGGCCCGCCGAGGCGGGCCAGGTGCATGCCGTTGGGGTCGGTTACGGGCCGACCGGCGGGCGGTGCGTGGTGACGGCGCCGGAGCCGCGGATGGTGATGGTGGCCTTCCACACATCGTTGTCCTGGCTGGTGACGGCGAAGTTCTGCACGAAGCCGTCGAACTGCTTGGACAGGACCGTGGTGGGCGGGGTGATGACGCCACCGACAGCATCCGGCTTTGCCACGCCCGCCGTCTCGGACAGCGGCGCGGTGACCAGCCAGTTCACGACGGCGCCGGTGCTGTGCAGTTCTTCCAGCTTCTCGTGGTCCACCGAGTCGTAGATGATCTCGATGCTGGTGCTGCCGGTCTGCTTACGGCCGGCGACGAACTGATCCCAATCGTCGTCGTAATCGGAGATGTCAATCTCCGACGCCTGACCATCGGGGAAGCCGACCGAGCGCAGGCGGGTCACCTTGATGACCTCGGCCGCGGCGACGGCGACGAACAGCTGGGAGTGCTTGGACTTGATGACCTGTCCCATAGGGATTTCCTTGTGTTGTGCCCGTCGCCGGGCATGAAAAAAGCCCCTTGCGGGGCCGATGGGTTGCCGTTGTTGATGGGCTATCGCAGCTGCAGCAGGCGCGCGTCGAACGAGATGCCGTAGGCGCCCGTCTCGTCGTCGTCCGGCGGCGGGTTATAGGACTCGATGCTCCCACGCCGCTCGATCTCGTCGCGGATCGCCACGGCGGCCGCATTGGCTTCCGACAACGTGGCGCCCCAGACGGTGAGCCGCACCCGCCAGCCATCTGCCGGCGGCGGGTCGGACAGCTGGGCCGACGGCGCGCCGTGGACCGTCGCCCAGGTGGCATAGGGCATGGGCGTGTCGGCGGGCGCGGTGCCCGGAAACGCCCGCACCGGATCGCCTAGCTGCGCGCGCACGGCGGGCGATTCCTGCAGGATGCTTTGGATCAGGGGAACCATCATCGCCAGCCGGTCTCCTTGGTGTACTTGTCGATGGCCTTGCGGGTAGCGTCGATCACGACTTGCGCCGCTTCCGGACCCTTCGCCTCGCCGGCCGGCGTCAGGAATGGCTCGGCAGCCATCTTCTTGGTTCCGAACTCCTTGAAGCGCCAGTAGTACACGTCGCTTGCCGGGCGGTAGCTCTTGCCGACGCGGCGCATCCGCTGGTTGCGCTTGGTGTTGGCGTACTTCCGCCGCTGGCCGAGCATCACGCCGACGGTGTAGTACTCCCCGCCGTCACCCACTCCCGCCTTGCGCCGGTTCTTGGCGTTCGCACGGCGGGTGACGATCTGGCGCGCCATCGCGCCGGATGCCTTTGGCGCCCTGCGCCGCGCTTCGTCGCGGATCAGGTTGCCGCCGGCGCGCATGCCGGCCTGCAGCGGCTTGCCCTGGACAGCCTTCGGCAGGCCGCGCAGCGATCTCAGCAGGCCATCCAGCCCCTTGATCTCGATGCGTTCAGCCATCGGACACCCCGGAATCCACCATCAGCGTGATGTGGCGGCGCGCTGTGGCATCCGGCAGAACGGCCCGGATGGCGTAGACCGTCCCATCGAACAGCACCCTCATCGTGGGCAGCACGCCCGGCAGATAGGGGATCTCCATGCGCGCATCCACCTGCCCATGCTCCGCCTGCGCGGCGATGAACTCGCGGCCGGACAGCGGCACCACCTCCGCCGGCACGTCTGGGCGCCAGTCGACCCACTGCTTGGCATCGCCGCCGAGCGGATCACGGACGGTCTGGCACCCCTGCAGCGTGATGCGGTGGCGATACTTGCCGGCGCGCCTCATGGGCGAAACCTCCGATAGGGGAACGTCAGCCGATCCACGGCCGGATTCTCGGAGAGCCCCTCGGTGGCGGCCTCGCGGTTGGCGTACAGGTCAGCAGCCAGGAGCAGCACGGCCGCCTTGAGTGCCGCCGGCGCCGGCCCTGGCTTCGTGGTGATGCGGATCGGGTAGTCGTCCGGTCCGCTCACGACCTCCGCCGGCTCGATGGGCAGCTCCGTGCGGTCAGTGCCCACCGGCGTCCAGTCGTAGGTGGCCGTCGCCAGCGCGTAGCCGGTTTGCTGCTCCACGACCTCACGCGCCGCCGTGATGAACCCGCGGATCAGCAGGTCGTCGGCGTCGTGCAAGACGACCATATGCCGCTTGGCTTCCTGGAGGGATACCGGCTCGCCATCCTCCGTGGCGGCCGTGACGAGCCGGAGCGCCATCAGTCCCTCCCGGCCAGGGCCGCCGGATGGGTATCGATCAGGCCGCCGAGCCGCAGCTGTTCCGCATGCGCGGCCGGCACCTGCACCACCTGTCCGACCTTGCCCAGGTGGTTGTCGCTCAGTACCAGGGCCGGGACGGTTTCGCCCGGCTCGGCCGGCGGCGGGGCATCGTCGCCGTCGCCTTCGGGCGGTGCGCCTGCGTCGCCCTCGCTGTCGGCGGGCGCCGGCGCACCATCGCCGGCAGCCTGCAGGTCGGCCGGCTCCGGCTCCGGCGCGGGCGGCTCGGCCGGCGTGTTGCCCGCGGTTGCGGCGGGAGCCTCGGCCGCAGGCGCCGGCCCATCTTCCACCTTGTCGGCGGCGGCGGGCGGGGTCTTGCTGCTGTTCTTTGCCATGTCGTGCTCCATGGCGGCGCCCCATTCCCGGGACGCCGCGTGGTTGATGGACGGGGACGGTTACGCCGCGGCGCCGTGCTGGAAGGTCTTCACCGCGCCGCCGACATCGATCAGGTTGCCGCCGGTACGCATCCACGCCAGGAAACCGACCTGGCCCTTCTTCACGTAGGCCGAGTCGTTGAAGCGGAACATCGTCAGGGCCATCACATCCCGGATCTTGTAGTAGCTGAAGTCGCCGAACGCGATGGACTTGGCGCCGGCCGCCGGCGAGGCCACATGCTGGTTGATCTGGATGTCGCGGTTCAGCAGACGATCCGGAGCACCGCCCGGGTTGCCCTGCTCGTAGCCGGGGACAAAGATCGGGCGTCCCTGGTCGTCCTTGACCTTGCGCACCAGCTTGAGCATGTCGTCGTGGAGCATCCACTTCGCAGCAGCGCGGTAGGACGCATTGACGCTGTGCTCCAGGTCCACCAGGTCGTCGTAGGTGATGACCGGCAGCGCCGACACCCCGCCGATCTTGCCGACGCTCGCCGCAGTGATGATGCCCATCGGCTGGCCGGTGCCGCTGCCGAGCGTGTAGTGGCGGTTGGTGATGCGGCCCAGACGCGACTGCAGGCGACGCTCGATGAAGCCGGCGATGTCGGCGGTGCTGTCCTGCAGCAGCTCCCACGGCACGGTGACCACCTTGGAGCTGTACTTGTAGACCTGCAGGCCCTTGGTGCCGAAGGACACATCCGCGTCGGTGGCCGACTGGTTCTCCGCCACGATCTCACCCTCTTCCGAGGTGCCATCGCTGGTCGGGTACTGCATCGGCTCGCCGCCGGCGGTGCTGAACACGTCCGCCACCTGGCGCATACCGCCATACGCCTTCAGCGCGTCCAGGATCTGCTTGGCCAGCGTGGTGGGCACGGTGTAGCCGCCCTGCTCGGGATTGAGCGCCGGGTTGCCGGACATGGCGGCGTTGACCTGCTTCCAGTCCTCGGCCGACAGCGCGCTATCGCCGCCGCGCGCCCAGCGGTCGAACAGGCGCATTTCGTTGGACGGCTTCTTGCCGCCGGCGTCGTCGTCGTCGCCCAGCTCGCGGGCGCCGCGCTCGCGCATGGCATTGTCCGCGGTCAGGTCCATCACCTTCTGGTGACGCTCGATGGCCGCATCGATGCGCTCGATCTCAGCCACGTTGTCGTCGTACTTCTTCTGGTCCTCGGCGGTCCAGGTGTTGCCGTTGCCGGTGCTGGTGTCCAGCAGGTTGCGGGTGTCCTTCGCCAGCTGGGTGCGGCGCTCCCGCTCGGCCTGGATGTTGAAAGGCATAGGTGTCGATCCTCTTGGCAATAAAAAACCACCTTTCGGCGGTCGGGGGTGTGGCAAGCGGGAGCCGCTTACGCTGGGGCGCGCTCCAGAAGCGCCAAGCGGCGCGACAGGGCACTTTGGTGGGCGGTGATGTCCTCGCCATCATCCGCGCTGTTCTCGGGCCGCAAGAGCGCGGCCGGCGTGTTGCTGTAGGCCGACAAGTCCCACTTGTTGCCGGCCTTCTTCTTGCTCACGACCTCGACCACGCGGTCCGCGAAGCCGTGCTCCTTCGCCTCGTCGGCGGTGAACCACGTTTCCTCGTCCATCCACTGGACGATCTGGGCCTCGTCCTTGCCCGTGCGCCGGGTGTAGTCGCCGGCCAGGCCGGTGTCGATCTTCCCCAGCAGGTCGGCGGTCTTGCTCATGTCCGCCTTGTTGCCGATGGCGATGGTCCAGGCGTTGTGGATCATGAAGCCGGCGCCCTGGGTGATCTCCACCTCATCGCAGGCCATGCAGACGCCGGTCGCGGCGGAGGCGGCCAGACCATCGACATGGGCAATGACCGTCGCCCGGTGCTGGGAGATGGCTGTCATCATCGAGCGCGCGGCGAACACGTCACCACCCGGCGAGTCGATGCGCAGGTGGATCACGTCGGCATCGATGCCGGCCATGGCTTGGGCGAACATCGTTTCGTCAATGTCACCCCACAATCCGCCGATGACGCCGTGCAGGTAGATGGTGGCCTCCTTGCCGTCCGACACGGCGCGGACGGGCTTGGACTTGCCGGCGTTATTCTTCGCCAGCTGGAGCAGCTTCGGGATCGGCATCTGGATTTCCTTCGTTGTCGTCGGGCGCCTGCTTGGCCGGCGCCGGGTCTTTCGGTCGGTACAGCTCGTCGCCGCCGGCAATGGGCGGCAGGTTCTTGAGGCGGCGCACTTCGTTGACGGTCATCCAGCCCTGAGCGCCGGGGCCGCCGAGCGCCTTGCCGAAGTACTCCGCCTGGGCCTTGGAGTCGCCGGCCAGCAGGCTATCGACGTTGTGCTCCGTGAAGTAGCGAACGGTCCGAAAGAGCTTTCGGTTCAACTCGTCCCTGATCCGGCGCAGGTGCGGGCCAAGGGTGTGCTTCACGAAGCCGATGCCCATCTGCTCGATGCCGGTTCCCCAGCTCGTCGCCTTGCTGGTTTCGCCGATCATGTGCGGCGGCACGCCGAACGCGCGCGCGATGTCGATCACCTGCCACTGCCGGGATTCCAGCAGCTGCTGGTCCACCGCCGACATCGTGAGTTCCTTGATGTCGAGCCCTTCGGTCAGGATCAGCGGAATTCGCCGGTTGCCCTGCATGCCGCCGTACTTCTTCACCCATGCGGCGCGAAAGTCGTCCTGCGCGCCCTGCCCCATCTCCTTCGGGGTGGTAATCGCTACCTCTGGCTTGCCACCCTCGGCGAAGAACTTGCCGGCGTGCTCGTCGCCTTGGATGGCGATGCCGATGCCGTTGCGCGCGCCCCACTGGATGACCGACATCCCGTGCGTGCCGTTGAAGCCGAAGCCCGGGAAGTGCAGCACGTCGTCCTGATCGACCGTGAAGTACCCATCGTCGTCGTGGAACGTGTACTGCAGGCGCCGCGGATCGCGGGGGCTCGACTTCGGCTGCTCCAGGATCATCACCCGATCCCGCGGCCACGGAATGAACCCCGTGGCGTTGCCCGAGCGGTTGCGGGTGATGTAGGCGATGCCATCGCCCCGGAGCAACATCTGCGCGACCAGGAACTCCCAAGCGGCACCCGCCGGCCACGCCGCGGAGAACTGCTCGTTGAGCAGCCACCAGTAGTCGTGGTCGGCGCGGATGCGCACCTCGCCGGTACGCTCGAACACCGGTAGCGGCAACTGCGCGATGGCGCCGGCGATCAGGGTCACGCAGCCAAAAACCGCCGACACCCGCATGGACGTGGCCGGGCTCACCACCGCGCCGGAGGCGGTGGTGGGATTGCCGAAAATCTCGAACATGCGCAGGCTGGAGGACGAAACAGTCTCCCCCTCCACCACGTTTCCAATGGTCGGCTCGATCCGGTCCCGTGGGTCAGGGCGCCGGCTGTTGTCGAATAGTCCAAGCATCATTCCATCACCACGAAGCCCTGTTGGATTTGCGTTGGCTCCTGCACCTGCAGCGCGCGAGCCATCGCCATGATTAGCGCCACGGCGCCGTCGATCTTGTTCTCGTCCCGCTCCTTGCGTGGATAGACGTTTTCTTTTGCATCGACACGCGCCACGACATTTCCGACCATCCAGGTCATCGCCGCGTTGCCGTCGTGCCAGAGCCGGCGCGCCAGCGTCATCGCCTCCACCTCTTTCATCGGCTCGGAGAGGTTCCGCACGGACTGCGCCATCTCCACCACCGGCAAGCCCTCCTGCCCCAGACGGGTCATCAGGTAGGTGGCCTGCGCCGGGTCATAGGCGATGTCGCGCACATCGACGCCGCGGGCGGCCAGCTCCTTCAAGTCTTCCTCGATGAAGCCGTAGTCCGTCATGTTCCCCGGCGTGGAGACCATCAGCCCGTCCAGGACGAAAAGCTGGTACTGCTCGTTCTCCTCGACGGCCGATTCCGGGACGTAGAAGCGAGGGATCGCGTAGTAGCTGCCGTCGCGCTCGAACAGCAGGACGACCGCCGCAACGTCGATCTTCGATGCCAGGTCAACACCGATCCAGCACGGGCAGCCGGCGAAATCGTCAATCTCGAAGGACCGCTTCTGCCGCTGCCAGGCCAGCATGTTCATCCACGCCAGCCGCGCGCCCACCCAATCGTTCAGGTGCTTCGTCCGGAACGCCGACTGCTTGCGCGCCGACCGCTTGGCCTGGGCCAGCTGTGCCAGCAGGAACGGCTCGAACACGGACACGCCGTAGTTCGGGTTGGCCTTCCGCAGGCTCTCCGGATCGTCCCAGCGGTCGCCCTCGTCAATGCCGTAGATGACCCCGAACACGGTTTCGTCCTGGACCTCGCCCTCCAGGATGCGGATCACATCGCGCCGCTTCTCGTAGCAAGGCCCGGCCAGGTTGGTGCCGGCCGTGGTGATGATGCACAACAGCGGTTGCTCGCGTGCACCCATACCCGTCTGCATGGCATCGACCATGTGGTCGGTGTCGTGCTCGTGGTATTCGTCCACCAGCGCGGCGTGCGGGCTGGAACCGTCGCCGGGCTTGCCGATCATCGGCTCGAACTTCGACATGTCCTCCATGACGAACATGGGGCCGGGGTTCTTGGGGTTCCCCGACTGATCGATGCCGAAGCGCGCGCGCAGTGCCGGCAGCTTCTGCACCATCTGCCACGCCGGCCGGTAGACCTCGAACGCCTGCTTCTCGCTGGTCGCGCCCGAGTAGACCTCGGCGCCGGCCTCGCCATCTGCCGCGAACAGGTACAGACCGCGCGCGGCCAGGCGCAACGACTTCCCGTTCTTGCGCGGCACCTCTTCGTAGGCTTCCCGGAACCGGCGCAGGCCGGAGCCCTTGTAGACCCAGCCGAACAGGTTGCACTCGATGAAGTGCTGCCAAGGCTGGAACACCAGCTTCTGGCGCTGCGCCGCCCACTTGCCCTTGGTGTGCGGCATCATCTCCATGAAGCGCACCGCGCGGTCAGCCTTGGCGGCGTCGTACTTGTAGGGCCAATCCGGCCCGCGGCGCTTGAGATCGTCAAGGAACCGCTGGCAGGCCAGCCGCGCGTACTTGCCGGCCGCGATCTTGCCGGCCACGACGCCGCGCGCGTAGCTCTTGGCAGATTCGGTCGGCGTCATGCGCTAGAACTCGTCGAAAGGATTGCCCTCCGGGGGCTTCTCGGTTCCCAGCTTCTGCCGGTCGGCCGGCGTCAGTCCCAGCCGCGCCAGGCAGCCGATCAGGTGGGAGTACTTCGCCGCGACAAACTCGCCGCGGCTGGCGCGAAACTCGGCAAGCAGCGAGGACGCCACTTCCATGATGAATCGGTCGGCGCTGGTCAGTACGCCCGGCAGGGCGCATTTCTCCAGCTCTTGCCACACCTCGGACACTTCGTCCGGCAAGTGACCAGGAGGTTTGCCCAACGGCTTCCCCGTCTTGGGCGGCTCCTTCTTGTAGCGCTGAGGGTCTTTCTTGGTCGCGCCTTTCAGCTCGGCCAACTCCCTCGGCTGTCGATGGCGAGCCATCTGACCTCCCGTACCTGAAATTCAAATTCTGCGGACGCGCGAAGAAAGGGGGGCGCGCGTATCGGGCCGAGACCGCCCTGGACTTTTGCCCTCCCCCTCCCCATTCCGTTCATCCTTCTGTGGATAACTCGGGTCCGCGGCGTCACGCCCGAACCCGCCGTTCTCCCTCGCCGTCTTGGCGCTGTGGCAGCTGTGGCACAGCGACTGCAGGTTGTCGTCGGCGTTGTTGGCCGAGTCCCCATCGATGTGGTCCACGTCGGTTGCTGCCCGCACCCTGCCGGCCTTGGCGCACTCCCTGCACAACGGCTCGCGGGAGAGCTGCACCTCCCTTATCCGGCGCCATGCCGTCGAGTTGGTGGGCAGCGCGCGCCGCGCCTGCCTGCGCCTCACCTGCTTGGCCGGTTCCTTGTAGGGGCGCCAGCCCGGGGCGCGGTGCTGGGGTGGTCGCATCGGCATCAGTACGGGTTCCCGTCCAGGTCTACGCGCTGCGGCTCCTGCTCGTCCTCCACCGGGTGACCGGTCTCCTCGCCGAGCAGCTGGGCCACCGACTGCACCAGCAGGCCCACATGGGTTGCCAGCCCGCCCACCTGCTTGGCCTGCTCCTCGATAGCGGTCACCAGCCTCTCGATCCGCGCACCGGCGCAGGATCGGGACTGTTCGGCCAGTTCAGCCACCGACGCGGCACGGGCTGCGGCTTCCGCATCGATGCGGCCCTGCAGCTCTCGGGTGATCGCCAGCAGCTCAAGCGAGGTCGGCACCTTCACCGGATGCCCCATCTCGTTGTCCATCACATCCTCCCGCGCCCGCGGCGCTTAACTCGCACGACCAGGCCGCGCCGTATCCACCACTCAACCCGCTGCCAGTCCGGCTCCATGCCCGTCACGCGGGCGAACCACACCACCGCGAGCAGGTACCAGCGCACCCACCAGCGCCAGCCGATGGATGCCGTGACCGTCTTGGACATCAGAACTCCTCCACCGCCCAGCCGCCGCCGTCCTTCTTCGGGCGCACGCGCACCGCGATGAACCGGAACGGGTACTGATCGGCCGCGATCTTGATCTTCGCCCTGGCATCGTCCTGCCAGAACCCTTTCACCTCGTGCAGCTCCATCACGCCGTCCGCGGCCAGGACTGCGAAGTCCGGGGTATAGAACGTGTTGTCGGCGAGCCGCAACTTGATGCCCTCGAACCGGAACCAGAGGATTTCCCCGGCGTGCTGCAGCGCGCGCAGGTGCTCGGCATACGCCGCCTCGGTCTGGTTCATCTTGCCGGCCTTGAGCCGGCCGAGAGCGAGGTGCCCACCTCCGGCCTTGCGCTTCACAGGTCGGGAACCTCGATGGCACAGCCAGCGGCTACGACCGCGCGCCGGGTGTCGATCAGCTCCCGTTGGAGCCAGCCGATCCACGCGTCTGCCCGGTCGCCTCCTGCAACAAGATGCGTCGCGCCTGCCCACCGAAGTTCGGCGGCAGCATCTTGTCCTCGGGCAATGCCCGCAGCTCCACCGGCGCCGGCTCCGGGCGAACCACAGGCCCACTCCGGCCGCAGCTGCACAGAACCGCGGCGCAGAGCAACAGCAAGATCACGTTCGGCACGGTTCGCATCGTTGAGGGCCTTCTGGTAGCGGGTGTCGTTCTCGTGCCGGCTCTGGGCCAGCTTCTCGGATGCAGCGCGCGCCTTGGCGGCCACGGCGGCGGTGCCGGCGGCCAGCTGCTGCAGGGTCGCGGCGTGCTTGGCGTTCTCGGCCGCGCGGGCCTGGACCTCGGCCTGGTACTCACCGCGCCAGTGCGAGCCGCCCCAGCGGTAGCCGAAGGCCAGCACCAGCAGGGCCAGCAGCAAGCCGGCCGCCCAGCGGCTCAGGTCTGCATAGGGGCGCAGGGGATCAATCGACAAGTTCATGCCGTCACCGTTGAATGAATAGGGGCGCCCTCCTTGCGGTACGCTGCGCGTGCTACCAGCACAGCCCGCAAGGAGGGCGATATGGCTAAAGTGGACATGGGAAGGGCAACCCGCATCCTCCGCATGCTTGAGGAAGCGAATCCCAGATACGTCGATCTGGAAGCTGCACTCAAAGACGAGCTTCCATCTGCAAAGACCGAGGTGTACTACCTTCGGGACCACAACCTTCTAACGGTCGAAATCTATGAGACTTTCGACGGCGATATCTTGGGCGGGGCGAAGATCACTTCAGCGGGCCTAGACTTTCTCTCTGAGGATGGTGGGCTCACTGCTCAACTTGGCGTTGTCACCATCAAGCTTCAGCAGGATCAGCTCCAGCAGCTGATTGAGGTGCATGTCCTTCGATCGGACCTGCCGCAGACTCAAAAGCAGCGATTGATTGAGCAGCTTCGAGAGCTGCCCGCCGAGACCACAAAACACCTTGCCATGAAACTCGTGGATGCCGGCCTGAGTAATTGGCAAATTGCACTCCCACTGCTTCAAAAACTAATGGCTGGTCTTTAATTCGTCTCATAACTACCGATGTTTCCGCAGTTAGAGCGATATGGAACTCATCAACGTTGATTTCCCCTCTCGGGTCGTCGATGTAGATTCCCCGCCCCGTAAACGCTGCACTGCTAATGCGAACACGTGGTACTCCATCAACACTGACCATGTCCAATCTCCGCGCCATCATGGGCTTTGCTCGGCCACGCACTTGGCATGGCGCTCCTGTTGTCGGGTCCAGACGCCTTTGCAGCCCTTCGGCCCCCCGTTCTGGGGGAGCGAGCAGTCCCGGCCGCCCTGCCTCTTCCAGGCCAGCAGCGCATCGCATGCCGCGCGGTAGTGGAACGCCTGGCCGGCGGGCGTCTTGGCCTCCACCGTCGCCAGCAGATGCCGGCGCATGCTCGACTGCCGCCAGTTCCCGATCCCGTACTGGCCGATGAAGTCGACGTATAGGTCGAACTCGCCCTGGGTCAGGGACACGCCGGGGATGGACTCCTTGAAGCGCGCCTCCTCCTCGCGGTGGAGGTTCCGGGCCAGCTCGGCAGCGCGCGCGCGGGTAATGGGCGCATCGGTCAGCCGCACCGGGCGGCCGTCCTCATACCGGGTGGAGCCGTGGCCGATGGTCGGCACGTCGCCTTTCGTCGGGATGTAGGGCTTGTGCACCACCTTCCCGTCATCGCGAACGGCCGTGGGGCCGTCGCCCTCCTTCACCACCCAGCCCGCGAAAGCCGCGACACTCAGGGTCAGCCCCACCGCCAGCATGCGAACCGGGCCCGCCTTGGACTCATTCGCTGCGGCCATTGCGGTAGCTCTCCATCCGGGCGGCATGTTCGGCAGCCTCGCGCCGGTCACTTTCGGCATCGCGCGCCGCCTCGCGCCGGTCCTTGCGCCGGGTGTAGTACCACTGGATGAACAGGCCCACGGCCATGCCGGCGATACCGGAGAAGGCAGCCAGATCGCTCGCGGACAGGCCGCCCACGAATGCCGTGCTGCCACCGACGATGGTCGATACCTTGCCCACGGTGATGAGCGTTGCGTCTGCATGCTCTTGCACGGTCTTGTCCCTGTAGTTCGCCCGGTTCGGCATGTGGTCCTCCCGGAATTTGAAGCCTGCCGCGCCACCGGGATGGAGAGGCCCGGTCGGTACGGCGCAACAGGCGGAAAAGGTGCCCGTCACCGCAGCCCGGCAGGCTCTGCGAATGGGTCCGGTGAGAGTGGACGGGCGTAGAGGGTCCGATCACCACCGCTGGCTAGGCGGGTCCGGCCATGGCGGTAGCCGGTGCACTGCCGCTTAGGTAGCAGCGCGACGCCAGCCCCAATCGCCTCACGGCGAGCGGAGGGGTTTTCGGCGCGGTGGTGATCGGAATGAAAAGAAGAAGCCCGGCTGGTGCCGGGCTTTCGTCGCGTGATGGTAGGAATGTAGGACGGGAATCGCGCGGCTGTCACCCGCGCACTACGCGGCCGATTGCTGGAGCGCGTGACAGAACCTGTTCGCTGCGCACTGCTCCGCCTCAAGCATCTGGGTCAGCAGCCAATCCACCACTTCCGCCCATCCCTCCCGGTACGTCGAATCGCCGACGCCGAGGGCGGTGGCGCGCTCGCGGTTGCTCAAGCATTCGCCCTTCATGTAGCCGATTGCCACCGTAGCGATCTCCGGCATCCGCTCTTCCAAGCGCTCGGGCCACAGCCGGTCGCGGGCAATGGCCACCCGCGCCTTGAGGATCTCCAGGTGTCGCACCGTGCGCTCGTCCCGGTCGCGGTTGAACCGAGCCATGCATTCGGCAATGCCCAAGGTCGCGCGCGCGTCTGCGTAATCCTTCGACCGCCGGTTCCGCTCCTCCAGCGCCATGCGCGTGATGCCCTCCAGCACCCGCAGGATGTCGCCGCGGCTCGGGTCGGGACCGTGCAGCAGCTCCAGCAGGTCTCGGCCAATGCCAGCCGGCACCATGCCCAGCGCCCCGGCGATGTCGATATTGCTCAGTTCGACCACGCCACCGCCGGCCGCGCCGTCCAGCCTGGCAACGGTGGGGTTCAGCCGCGCCAGCAGCTCGCGCACGTTGTTCATGCCGCTCTCCTTTGTTCGATCACGTAGGTCTGTTGCTCGATCAGCTCGTCGTCCGAGCCGTAGGTCTCGTGGAACACGCGCGAGCCATCAAGCAGGCTCGGGCCGTAGATCGCCCGCATCCACGCGAAGGTGTTCCCCTCCAGCGGGTGGCGTCGGTGATGCCAGGCGCACAGCGCATACCCGAACATGTGCCCGCGGCGGACGTTGCCGCTTTTCGCGTGGTTATAGTCGCAGCCGATCACCACCAGCTCCGGCGCCAGCAGGTCGGCGGTGACGAGCGCCAAGCACGCCATGCAGGGGCCGTCCTTCGCCGACACGATGCGCTCAGCCTCCGCCGCAGTCGGCGCGCCGGTCGAATGAGCCATTGCCATCAGGTGCCGCCCTCACCGTCGAATCCAAGCTCCCGGGCAGCGCGCGCCATGGCCGCGGCCGCGGATTCGCGGTTCGACACCACCGGGGCCGTGGGCGGCACGTGCGGGAGAGCCGGCACAGCGGCCGGCAGCGCGCCGCCGGCCGAGACGTGACGCAATGCCTGGTCGTATGCCGCGGAGATCATGCGCGCCTGCTGGTAGCCGTCAGCGGTGTTGAACGCGTGCAGGTCAATCATCGAACGCACCAGCACCGAGAACGGGCTGCGATCCTGGCCGGGCCGCATCTCCTGCTCCACCTGGGCCAAGGACGGCAGGCCCAGACACAGCGCGCGGAACTTCGCCGGGTTCGGCGGCCACTCCAGCCCTGCCCTCAGGCACGCCGCCATCCCGTCGGCGACCTGCCGCGGGAGCAGCCCCTTCAACGCGACCAGCCACGTCTCACCGGCGATGGTCAGAGGGCCGTGCGGATGGGCCGGCGCCTTGCCGTTGTCCCGCCCCCACTTCCCGGGGAACATCGCATCCATGCGCTCCCACAGGGTCCACAGCGCCTCGATGGCGCGCGGGCTCGCATCAGCCGACGACGGAGAACTCTCCGTCGATGACGCTGCCGGCCGGCTCCGCTCGTCCACCTGGGCCTGCGCGGCCAGCGCGGTTACCGCCGTGGCGGCGCTCGTACTCGGCGCGGAGTTGGGAGACTCCGGCAGCAGAACCTTGTGCAGCTGTTCCATGGGCATGGCCTCCTGATTTCGGGATTACGGGGAGCGACAGGCCGGCGGCCATTGCGTCGCGGAGGGATTGGTTCATGTCCCCGCCGGCGTCGGCGATGGACCGGAGCATGGGCAGGATCTGCATCCAGCCCTGCACCGACAGCGTTCGGTTGATGACCCGGCGATGGCGGACGAACTGCGCCATGACCTCGCGGTCGAGCCCGGCGGGGAGCTGACCCAGCGGCGCCAGCTCCCGGTCGATGTCCGACTCGGCCAGGCGGCCCGACACACACGCTCGCGGTGTGGGTTGCTCTTGGTTGCTTTTGGTTGCTTTTGGTTCGGGTGCAATAGCTGTTGCACCCTTAAGTGCCCCGTTTTGCACCCTTAACGACGCCGTTTTGCACCCTTTAGCCCCCGAATCTGCACCCTTACCGCCCTCGTTTAAGGGTGCAAAATTTGCACCCTTACGCTCAGCGCAGCTCGCGCGCCCTGCATTCAGGTCGCCTTTCTCGGCATCGCTTTTTAAGGGTGCAATTTCTGCACCCTTAATCCATTCGGGGTTGATGCGGTACTCGCGGGGGCGCCCGGCGTAGCCCTGCCCGGCCAGTCGACCACCCGTCCCGGCATTCACCAGAACGAGCCACCCGGCCGCCTGCATGGCGCGGAGCTGGTACTGAACCGTGCGCTCGGACTGCCGCGTCTTGGCTGCCAGCAGTGCCACCGAGGGGAAGATGTGGGTGCCGTCGTCGTGGGCGTGATCGGCCAGGGCCAGCGCCAGGAGCATTTCGCCGCCGCCTGCGTGGTAGCGGTCGAACACCATGCCGGTCATTCGCGCGCTCACGTCAGTTGCCCTCCGCCTCTGCCAGCTTTGCGTAGCGCAGGTTCTTGTTGATCCGATCCTCGAGCGAGCGCACGCGGGCGCGCTTCACGGCCAGCATCTGCCCCGCTGGAACGCGGTCCTGCAGCAGATCGTTCAACTGTTCCTGCAACTCGGCTGCCGTCTTGCGCAGGTACTCCGATCGCTTGCCGACCCATTGCGCCGCCGGCTTCCCTGCAGCGCGCGCCCGACGATCAAGTTCGGTGCGCAACTGCTGATCCGAGTAGCGGGCAAGGCCCACCGCCCGCGGCTTTGGCTTCGCGTCCTGACTCATCGCTGGTCTCCCAGCAGGGCCACGAACCGCCGCTCGACCGTCACCGCGGCGATGATCACGTCCTGACAGGCGTTCACGATCTTCCGGGCATGCGGGCGGTCCCGCTCATCGATGACGCCATCCGAGATGGCCGGCGTCAGCGCGGTCACCAGCTGGCCGAAGTCCGCCATCAGGCTGCCGATACCGGCCGTGTCCGCATCGGGCGCGATGTGCGCCAGCCGGACCGGCAGCATGCCCCGCCGCGCGGCCAGGTCGCGTTCGCAATCGCTGCGATACGGCTCCGGCAGGCTCAGCACCCAGGCGTCCTCAAGGTCGGCCGGCAGCGTCTTCACCGTGCCATCCATGTAGCGCCGCAGCGCCTGGCCGTTGGCCTTGAGCGCGTCGGCCAGGTCGTCGCCCTCCCCCAGCCGGAACGGCACGGCCTTCTTGTCCCGCATGTGCGGCGCCACCAGCGCGAAGTAGTTCTCCGCCACCTGCATGGCGAAGCTGTTGGCGTTCGTCGCGGTCTCGTTGAGCAGGCGGTGCGTGTAGGCGTAGATCACCTGCGAGCGCGGAGGCAGAAACTGCCTCCCCAGCTTCATGCCATCGGCAGCTGCGCCCGGCAGACTGCATCCCATGGACGGAATCGAACTCATCTCAGGCGGTCTCCACCGGCACGATGCGCGACGCATCGGGGTCCTCGGGCTCCTGCGGCGCCGGGGCGGCGGGAGCCTGGGCGCCGAGAAGGCGCAGCACCTCGGGCACGGCCGGCAGCGCGCGCTCCTCTTCCCAGGATTCCACCTGCTCGGCGGGCAGCTGCAACACCTTCGCCAACTGCTTGTCGGTGGACAGGCCCAGGCGGGCGCGCAGAGCGCGCTTGCTCATCCTGAGGTCCACCTGGGAGGTGATGTCCACGGCAGAGGCTGGCGGATCAAACACATCCGGCAGCAGTTCGTACCGATCAACCTGGCCGCCGCTTTCCTGCCACAGGAGGCGAACCAGCGCGCCCTTAAAAGGCGCGCGGCGCCCGGGAGACCTGCGGGCATTGCTGAGGGCTTTCCGCAGATAGCCGATGGATGTTCCACAGCGGCGGGCGTAGGCCTCCTGCTCCGCCGGGGTAAGAGTCAAGAGGTAGTTGCGCAACGTGTCCATGCCGCGAAATTACCATTCGGTAATTACCTTTGCAATGCCATTTGGTCATTTACCAAAAGGTAAGGGAGACTCTGCGTATGCCATCCCATGACCCCCCTGTCGTCGCCTTGCGCCGCGAGCGGCTCCGCTGGTGGATCGACAACCGTTGTGACGGCTCCCAGGCAAAGTTCATCGCTCAGAGCGGCATCAACCAAGGGGAGCTGTCGGGACTCTTGCGCAGCAAGTCCTTCGGCGAGAAGCGCGCTTATAGCTTGGAGCAGGCCGCCCGCATGCCCGAAGGGTTTCTGGTCGCCCCGTGGACCGGAAACCGGTGGCGCCTGTTCGCCGGATTGCAAGATGAGCAGCGCGCTGAAGGCCCTCACCCGGACGGGGCCGAAGAGCAAATGGCTGATGATTTTGAGCCGAGCCGGAATCTCACCCCACCGCCGCCCGCAGTCTCACGCAGTGAAGCGACGGATGGCTACCTTCGCTTCGACTTGTTCGAAGGAGCGGCAGGCATGGGGGCCGGCGTTGCAAATGCCGACTATCCGGAGGTCATCCGGACGGTGAACATCGCTGAATGGGAGATTCGGCGGAAGCTCGGCTTCCTGCCAGCGCCCGGGCGCATGAAACTCATGACCGGGCGAGGTCCGTCGATGCGCCCCAAGATTGAGGACGGGGACGTGGTGATGATCGACACCTGGTGTACCTACTTCGATGGTGACGATTACTACCTGATCAACGTGGACGGAGACGCCCAGATCAAGAAGCTTATGAAGCGGGCCGATGGAATGTGGGTCGTGAGCAGCAACCCTGAGTTCCCCGAATGGCGCATCGATCCGCAAGACCTGACCGTGTGCGGGAAGGCGCTGATTGGGATGGGGCTGCGTAGACTATGAAGAGCATCTAACCAAGGGGGAACAACATGATCAGAGCAGTCTCGCTCGCGTGTATTGCAGCGTTGCTCGGGGTCGGCTGCTCCAGCGCAGCCAAAGAAGATGCCGTGATGCTGCGGGGCAAGCCTCCCCTGCTTTCGATTGAAAGCGACAAAGACGTCGAAACCTACATCGGGTGCCTTAACCCGAAGCTCGTAGCGATCCACCATCCCGTGCAGCTTATGCGCGATGGCGACGCCACGGTCCTGCGTCTCACTAGCCTTGCCAACCCGGTACTGGTCATCGAGGTTCGACCCAAGCCGTCCGGGGGATCATCGATCTCTGGCCGGGCACGGTTTGCCAATGGAAAAGGGGTTGCAAAGTCAATAGACGCGGCCAAGGAATGCGGGTAAGTGCACAGGCCTGCGCCCCAGCCCACACCAGCCACACAACCCCGCTCCAGCGGGGATTTTTTTTGCTCATAGGAACCGAGCACCCCTATTCATAAAATTCCCGCAGATAAATTACTTTTTGGTATTGCATTGCAATTTACCGTTTGGTAATTTGCGTCCGTCGCCCCCAAGACCAGCCCATCCCGGGCCGGGGCACGGAGACCGCAAATGTCCGGCACCGCCGCGTACCCGCCGCGCCGCCCCGCAGTCGCAGTGCTGCGCGAGGCCACCAGGTACCTCCTCGCCTCCCTGCTGCTCGCCCTGGCCGGCTGCGCCGCGCCGGTCCACCCTGAGCCCGTGTCATCCGCCGTACTGGCCGTGGACGGCGAAGTCGCCATTCCGGCCGACCTGATCGTGACGAGCCCCCGGATCTGCGCTGCGCTCGCGGTCTACGACCTGGCCCAGCACGACGACTGGGGCCTGCGCGCCACCATCGCCCACACCGCCTTGAACGGCTTCCGCGCTGCCGATCGCGTGCCGAACTGCGCCGCCGGCGTCGGCGCCGCGCTGACGCAGGATTTCGAGCCGCGCCGCTGGCAAGCCGCGCTCGATGCAGTCGACGCCGTGACCAGCGGCTCCTACTCCGTTTCCCCCGACGCATGCACCCGGGCAACTGCGGTTGCCCCCCTGTCCTCCGTGGTGAACGCCGAAACCCCGTCGGCGGCCCGGGTGCATTGCGTCATCTACGACCTCGCGTTCGTCAGCGCCGCGCCCTGACGCGGCCCAGGAGAAGCCCATGCAACGCATGATCAGCCACCCCGAACCGATCGCGCCCTGCAGCAAGGGCCACGCCGCCCGCCACATCCATGACCTCCGCCGGGCCTCCGCCGGCGGCGGACACGGCATCGAGTGCGCCTGCAGCCACACCGCGCGCCACCCCGAGTACGAACGCGCCTTGGCGGAATGGGAGCAGATGCACCAGCAGCCGGCCGCGCGCCGCGCGCCCAGGACGCCGCGCAGGGTTTTCCCGGCCATGCCGCAACTCCAGCTGTCGATCTGAGGTGGCCATGTCCGACGACGCCCAATCCGCCCTGCTCTTGGACGCCATCTCCAAGAAGCCGATGACCGCCATGGAGATACTGACCGAGCTCGGCATCGCCCGCGCCAGCGCGCGCGTCTACGACCTGCGCCGGGATGGCTATGTCATCCACTCCACGGCGGTCGTGGTCCGCAACCGCCGCGGCAAGCCCTGCCGCGTTGCGCGCTACAGCGCGCCGACGGCACAGAAGCTCCTCATCCCGCATCTGCCGGGCCGCGCCCGGTACACCCATCGCCCAGGCAAGAAGGAAGCCAGCCAATGACCACGCAGCCGAACACCAAGTGCACCTGCCCCAGCGGCGACGGGTCGCTGCGCTGGCCGTGCCCCAAGCACCCGCCCGCCGCAGCGCCGGCCGAAATGTCGCCGGAGTTCACCGACACGGCGCGCGCCGCCATCGCATGGGTGCTGTGGCACCACCAGGGCGCCAGCTCGCCGGTGGGCCAGCCGCTGCGCTTTGCGCTCGGCATGGGCGCTGACGAACCGCTGCCCGATTGGCGTATCGCCGAGGCGAAGCGCTACGCCGCATGGGCAGGCGCTACCACGGCCAAGTTCCACGAGGCGCGTGCCATCACCCCCGCAGCGCCGGGGATCGACCTTGAACAGTTCCGCGAGGCCGTAGCTTACTGGCGCGATACCGCCTTGAAAGATATGCGATACGAGAACGGGCCGCTCCATGGGCAGGCAAACGAGGCTCAGCGCCTTCTTGACCTGATCGACGCCAGCCCCAAGGGCGGCAGCGATCCGTGGCGCGGACTCTACGCACCGGAGCGCGCGCCGAACCGCGATGAGTACGGCTGCTTCTATCACCCCGACATCCCGTCGTGGGATGACGAGCGCGAGGAATCCATCGCTCCCTTGCTCAAGGCTCAGGGATTCGATTTGCAGTGCGTGCCTGGCGACTTCTCCGATGAAGCGATGGAGGAAGGCGGCGAGCGGTACTGGCAGGAAATGCGCGAGTGGAACCCTGAGCCGGAGGGCGACGGTTGGCGGCTGGTCGCCATCTACGACACAGAGGACGGCCCGTACTCGATGTTCGTGAAGCCGCTGGCGCAGGCCGGCGATGCGGAGGTGCAGCCGTGAGCAACTTGGCAAGAGCGGCTACTGCGCTAAGCAGAAGGCCGCCAGGGACACCAGCAGGGCCAGAAGGGAAACCACGAAAGCCGACCAAGCGGCTCGTGCGGACGAGCGTGCCAGCTTCATGGCCTCCGCGTGTCTCCGATCTTCTTTGTCGGCCAGCGCCTTTTCCTTGTTCCGGAGCTGCTGATGAATTGCAAGGAGTGGATTCGGAGGCACCTCATACTCGTCATGGCCATCCTTGTTCGTGCCGAGGTACTTCATCAGTCGAGGTCCGATTGGGCTTGTCTCATGATAGTGCGCAGGCATCCAAGAGCCACATAGCCGCCCGCCCGCAGGGGGTGAAGTGATGACCCGGGATATGCCAATCGGACTGTGCGCCGTGTGCGACGAGCCGCTGGACCTGAGCGATGCAGGCATCTGCAAGACCTGTGGCCAAGGCTTCTGCTGGTCTGGTTGCGGTGGGTGGTATGGCGGCGAACATGCCTGCCACAACTGCGCGCCGGAATTGGTAGAGGAAATCGGCTGCCCACACTGTGGCGACCCAGACTGCGACACCGATTGCGTGGAGCGCGCGGAGATCTTTCGGGAGCACCGCCGCAATCAGTTGCTCGACGTCGAGCTGGACGACGAAGAAGACAGCCCGCAGGAGGCGAGCGATGCGTGACTTCGCCGAGATCCAGCACCATGCCCGGCAGCTGGCCGGTATGTCTGGCGTCGACCTGGAGCGCGCGCCACCGCGCACCTGCCGCCTGTGGGAGGCCCGCGCGCTCGCCATGTTCCACCTGGCCGCCGGGGACAAGGCCGAGGCCCACAAGGTCATGGCGCCGTTCAAGCGCCCCAACCTGCAACGCAATGGAGGTAGCCGACATGGCTGACGGAATCACCCTCTCTCGGTCCGAGATGGCCGGCCTTTGCCGCACGCCGCAGCGGGCGCGCCAGGTCGCCTTCCTCGTGAAGAACGGCATCCGGCACTACCTGGACGCCCACGGCTGGCCGGTGGTGCTGCGCTCCACGCTGGAAGGCCTGCCTGCCCAGGAGCAGGCGGCAACCGGCTGGAAACCGAACAAGGCGGCGTGAGGATGGGCAGGAAGCCGAGCAAGCCGGGTGCCATCCCCCGCCTGCGCCTTCGCAAGCGCGGAGACACGGTCTACTACTTCTACGACCATGGCGGCACGCCGCGGCGCGAGGAATCGCTGGGTCGGGACTACGGGCTGGCGATCAAGCGCTGGGCAGAGATCGAGCGCGAGACGCACACCGCGGCGGCGCCGAAGATCATGTTCCGCTGGGTGTGCGAGCGCTACATCGCGGAGGTGGCCAGCCGGAAGGCGTCGCGAACCTTCGCCGACAACCAGCGGGAAGCCGCAAAGCTGCTCGAATTCTTCGATGACCCGCCGGCGCCGCTGGAGTCCATCCAGCCCGTCAACGTGCGTCAGTACATGACCTGGCGCACGAAGGGCGGCATCGGCCACGTGCGGGCCAATCGTGAAAAGGCGCTGCTGTCCCATATGTGGAACTTCGCCCGGGACCGCGGTTACACGGCCCTGCCCAACCCATGCGCGGGCATCAAGGGGTTCAAGGAGACCGGGCGCGACGTGTACATCGAGGACGCCCAGTACCAGGCTGTGTGGAGCGCCGGCGATGCCTGCCTGCGCGATGCCATGGACCTCGCATACCTGACCGGTCAGCGGCCAGCGGACGTGCTGGGGCTGTCGGAGATGGACGTGCGGGATGGCGCCATCCACCTTCGCCAGAGCAAGACTTCGAAGAAGCTGCGCGTGGAGATCAGCGTCGAGCTGGGCGCGCTGCTGGAGCGCATCAGGGAGCGGAAGCGCGGCTATGCCGTCCACAGCACGCGCCTGGTGGTCAATGAACACGGTCGGTCCGTGACCGTGGATGCCATGTCCAGGCGCTGGGCCAAGGCATGCGCCATCGCCAAGGTAACCGGGATCCAGTTCCGCGACCTCCGCGCCAAAGCCGGCACCGACAAGACCGACTCGGCCGGCGACATCCGCCAGGCGCAGCGCCAACTCGGCCACACGTCGGTGGTGATGACCGAACACTACGTGCGCAACCGCCGCGGCGCCAAGGTCACCCCGACACGATGAATTGCGGAAATGCCGCCTTCATTGCGGAAATGAAAAAGGCGGCCGAAGCCGCCTAAGTCATTGTGCCCGGAGCCGGAATCGAACCGGCATGGGGTTGCCCCCGGCGGATTTTAAGTCCTGTCATAAACCTAAGTGTATCAAGGCTTTCAGGGCATCCTCCGTTCCGCAAAAGCCGTGAAATCAACGCCGCGTATCGCTGGAACTGCAAGTGCCTCTGCCCGGATTGCGGAACGATTCTCAGGGCTTGGCGCCAGCTGCCCGCGCTTCCCTGCGCGAGCCCGGCGGGTGTGGCCTGGGCTGATAGCCGGCGGACGGTGCTGGCCACAGCATGATGCGCGCCAGCCAACTGCTGGGCAGTCGGCTGGCGCCGCGTCCGAGCGTCAGGCTTCCCCTACGCCGGCAGTGGCGTCTGCAGCATGAACTGGAAGCGGCCGGCGGCGTTCATCCCGATCGACACCAGCTCTTGGCTGTACCCGGTCGCCAGCACATGCTCGTCCGCGAACCGCTCGCGCTGGTAGCGGATGCACAGGCTGTCGTCGCGCATGTAGGCCATCACCACGTCGCCGGCTGACAGCAGAGCCGGCCGCTTCTCGTCCAGCCCGAGGCGCGGCGAGCGCGCGCCGGGGAAGCTGGTGAAGGTCATCGCGTTGGCGATGGTATCCCACCACCACAGCCACGCCACGCCAGCCTCAACGAACGCGACGTGCGGGTTCATGGCCTGGTCGAACGCCAGCGACACCAGCGTGATCGGGCCGGGCCGGGTGAACAGCAGCGCCGGCGGTACGTCGTCGGCCTCCGCCGTCACCTGCTGGCCGTTCGACCGCAGCGTCCACAGCTTCACCTGCAGGCCGGCGTTCGGGTTCTGCAATCCGATCCCGCCCATCTCATAGTCCACCAGCGGTTCACTGCGTTTATTCACCGGCTCCGCGAACGGAGCCGGATGCGATTGGCTTGAAAGCTTGCCATCACCGGGGAGCATTACTCGCGACTCCAGATGCTCTTTATGGACAGCTTGATCGTCTCCGGGCTTGCCTTCGTCAACCGCGGAGATATTCCGAGCTGCCAAGCGAAAGGGGTGCCATTGATTTTAAGGGCGCCGATGTTGGAAAAATTCAGCTGCGTCGATGTTAGGTTGATATTGCCAACAATCTCAAACGAGTTATTGACGTAACTATCAAACGTAGCCGAAATAAGAACATTCCCGGAATCAGTACCAGATGGCAGTCCGGTTACTGGGCCAACACCCGATGACGCGCCGGTGAATGCGCTTACACGCGTATTGCTAGTACCACCTACAACGGAAAGGCCGATAGTGGTGGAATTGATCGCCTCAGCCCCGACGTTGCACGGACGAAGCGTAAGGGAGTACAGGGTCGGAGTCGGCGACGTAGTGGTGCTAAACGTCACATCGGACGTGGAGACAGAGAACTTTGTGTAATAGCGGACAATAAGCTGCTCATCCGCGCCAACAACGATAACTACGGGACTACCACCCGAGTCCTTGAACAGAGCATGGGTCTGCAAATTGTCAGTAGGGAGATAGCTCATCCCTATTTCGGTGATATTTCCAGCAGCCGCACCTACCGCAAACGTATGCTCCGTAAAGAATATAACCTTCCCGGCATCCGCCGCCGTCCCCCAGCTAAAGGTGAATGCCGAGTCGGACCTGGTGGCGACAGCTTTCTGCGTAGTAAGCGCGACATCGGTGAATGCAGGCTCTGCTGAACCAGAGCCGACCCGGCACGAATACCCCCAACGCCGCCCGAACTGATCGCCGGACGCCGGGGTATTGGCGATGTAGTTCATTCCGGCATTGGTGATGAGGTTCTTCTGGTAATGGCGCAGCCGAGGACGGCCGTAGGCGTAGCGCTTTCCCGTGCGGTTCCTGATGCGCGTCTTTCGAGTATAAATCCCGAACTCGGCACTCACGCCAATGTTTGCTTCTATCTGATGGTTAGGCATGGATAAACCCCGTAATTTGGGCGGACAGAATTGTCGCTTCCGCGACCGTGGCAAGCGGCTCCGACCGATGCCGGAAGCCGGTTATTTCAGCAATGAGCATGACTGGCTCCGCAACGTTCCCGGACGGCGGATATCCGTGGATGAATCCAACAATTCCGGCAGAAAGAGAGGCCACCTCGATTACCGGCGGAGCCTCTTCTTTCCCCTTATGGATAAACCCAACAATTTCAGCGGCGAGCAACGCAGCCTCAACCGGCGCATCTATCGGCTTGAAGGTGTTCTTGTGGACGAACCCGATGATCTGCGCGGATAGCTGCACCACAGGTTCAATCTGCTCGAATGGGTAAAGCTTGCTGGTCAGGTAAGTCACTACCTCGCCGATGGCTCCGGTCCAGATCGCAGTGCGACCAGCAGAGTCGCGCACCTCGATGGTCAACACGAACGCGCGCGGCAGCGCCAATCCGACCGCGGCTATCTTGTGGTTCCAGCTGAAGCTGTCGATCCACACGTCCTTGTTTTCCCGGTGCCGCACGCCGACGCCAGCGACGTTGACCGTGGCCGCGCCGGCCGGGGGGAGCGCGGTCACGTTCGAGGGATAGACCGCGTTCTTGGACGCCGACATGACGTAGTTGCCGTCGGCGCGGCCGATCACGTCGCCGGCGCCGTCGCGGAACTCCAGCCGCAGGCCGGCGCCGGCGTTGCCCGCGCTGGACGCGCCCTGCCGGACCCAGCACTCCGCGCTGATGGGCACGCCCGGGTTGACCGGGTAGCGTGACTGGCTGGAGATCACCGAGCTGCCGCCGTTGCGCTGATACACGGCCGATCGGCTCCCGGTGATGGCGTTGTTCGTCGTCACCGACCAGCCGGCGCCGGCGGCCCAGCCGGCCATGCCGTCCTCGAAGCCGGGGTTCTGGATCGGCGCGGCTTGCTCGACGTAAGCCGGCCAGGTAATGACCACCTCCGCCGTGCTGTTGTCCACGTAGATCGAGTGGCCAGGCGGCAGTGCGTCGCCGGCGATCTGCCGCGCGGTGCAGGCGCCGATGGCGTTGTGGATCTGCAACCGGCCCTCGTACAGCGCCAGCTCCGTCGCCGGCGGCAGCGTGCCGGTGACGAACAGCGGGCGCTCGGCCGCACCCTGGTCAAGGTCGGGCCGGTCGTAGATGCGCGTGACCATCAGTTGGCCCTCTGGCCGACCAGGTAGAAGCGCAGCCCACGCGCACCGGCGGTGCCGACCTGCGACACGTCCAAGTCGATCTCGTCCCCGGCGTACAGCACGGAGCCGCCAGCGGCGTACACGGCCGGCGTCGCCGCGGTGCGGGTGGACCGCTCGCCGTTATCGAAGGTCGGCCGCGTCGAGAAGATGCTGGTGCCGTTGCGGCGCACGTTGACCTGCAGCGGCGTGCCGCTGGCCTGCGGCGTCATCACGGACCCGTATGCGCCGCCATCGATCACCGCGTCCAGGATCATCCCGAACGGCAGCACGTAGGTGTCCTTGCCGCCCGTGGTGATGTCGGTCGTGGACAGCGCGCTACGGTCGATCAGCTCGATCACGACCCGCGAGGGCGTCGCGCTGGAGCGCAGCAGGTCGCCCGACGACACCCAAGCATCGGAATCCGGCGCGTAGCAGGTGGCGCTGATGACCGAGCCGTGCGCGCGGGTTTCGTTGGCGAAGCTGTCCGGCGGCAGCACTTCCCCGCCGGCCTCGATAGCGATGCGGACCTTTCCGGTTCCCAGCTGCAGGGTCGAGAAGAACTGCCCGGGCTTCCAGTCCGTCTCGCCGCCAGTGTTGGCCCGGATCGTCAGGGTCACGTCGTCGGCCGAGCTGATGACGATCAGCGTGTTGTGGTGCTCGGCGCCGATGATGGTGTCGCCGGTGATGTTGGTGATGATCTCCGGCGCAACGGTGTAGATGGGCGTCTGGCCGATCCACGGGCGGGCGTAGCCGCGCAGCACGGTGAAACCCCGGATGCCCTCGGCCGGCGGCTCGGGGAAGCGGATCACCGGCGGCGCCGTGTCGGTAGCCGGCACGATGGTGTAGGCGTCCGGCTTCACGACCAGGTAGTCGGCCGCGCCGGCGGTGGCCTCCGCTGCGGTGTCGTAGAACAGCGTATCGAACACGTCCGCGCCGTCGAGCGGGAAGTCCGTAGACTCGCCGTCGCCCTCCCAGGACCAGACTTTCGGCGTTACGCCGGTGGTGCCGCCGCCGCCTTGGATCTGCTCGATCAGCAGCAGCACGGAGCGCAGATTCATCGCGTCCATGCTCGCCTTGGCATCGCCCACGTTGATGATGCGGCTGCCCTTCGCATCCCAGACGAACTCGCCGCTGTCCGGGTCGAGGATCACGACCATGGAACTGTCGGCCAGCTGCTGCAGCTGCATCACACGGTAGTCGAAGGCGTTCTCGTGGATCTCCGGCAGGAACGCGCCCTGGTTGGTGATGTCGGTGGGCTGGTCCAGCGGCACCGTACGCAGAATCCGGACCTTCAGCCCGGCAGCCGGCGCGACGGCGAACTGGATGGACGTGCCGGCGGTGCCGAGCCCGCGCGTGGTGTACTGGCTTTTCGGCACGACGGCGTAGGTATCGCCGACACCGAACAGCACCGCGATGTGCGCGTCCTGGAATGCCCGTGGCCCGTTGAAGGTGGTAGTGGCTCCGTTCGCCACATAGTCCTTGCTGCGGTCGTTGGCGGTAATGGTCATGGGTAGATCGGCTCCAAAATGAAGAGCCCCGCAATTGCGGGGCTCAGGGAGAAATGGCGCGGGCGGTTACTGCTCATCCTTGGGCCGGCGGTACATCAGGTAGGCGGCGGCCTCAGCGGGGTTGTCTGGGGTGTACTGGCCGGTGCCAACGTCGTAGAGGTATTCACCGGTGGTCAGCATCTGATTGCTGGGGATGCCGGTCAGCGGGCCAGCTGCACGCACGCCGGTCTTGATCAGCTTCTCGGCGTCAGGCTCGTCATCGTCGGCGATCCAGTCCCGGCCCTCTTTCCATGCGGAGAATCCGAAGCGCGCAAGAGCGACGCCTGAATCCACGAAGGGGTTGGGCCGCGACATGATGGCTTTACCGTCGAGCGTAGAGTCAATTGCGCCAGCAACGTCCCGGATCAGCGGGAACGTCTGGAAAGGGAAAAGCAGCGTTTTTCGTGCCAGCCACATTGCCCAGTCGGCAGCATCGACATCTCCATCATCGTCTTCGTCACCAGGGCCGCGCCCCATCAGTATTTCAAACACAGAATTGGAAAGAACGCAGGCAGAAAGCCACGTGCCTAGCGCGCGCGCCGGCGACTGCACGCGCCCGAGATAGAGACCACGGAGACCCGATTCCTGCAGGCGATTGTTCATGATGATCATGGGACCGATGAACATGCGAACCCACTTGTAGCGAGGGTCGCGCTCTGCGGCGCTGAGATCCTTCGGCGCGCCGGCTTGCTGTGTGGCTCGAATTGACTTGTCGGCCAGGCGCACGGCCTCAGCGATGCTGGCGCCCTGCGCTTGGGCCTGCTGGTAGCGGCCCAGCCAGATGGCGCGTTCGGCCAGCGGCACCGTCCAGCGATGGACCTCCATGGCCATCTTCATCGCAGCAGCGCGGATGCCGCGCTTCCCCGATAGTTTGCCCAGCACCACCTGATAGGACGAATCCAACGAGTTAGCGCGCTCTGCCATGAAGGGCGACAGTGCGTGGATCATCTCGGTCATCTTGCCCGGGCTGCGGTAGTACGCCGTATAGCCGGTTGCCAGGTACTTCGGGTCCACGCGTGCTGCCGCTTGGATAGGTGCCACCACCGTGTTGGCGATCACCAATGGGATTCGGAAGCCGAGGGCAGCCACCGCCGTGTTGGTCAGCACCGCATCGCTGATCTTCTCCATCATGCTGGAACCCGGCTCCGACACCGAGGCGCCGCGCACAGCGTTCTTCACGCTGCCATGGAGCGCGTGGTAGGCGCCCTCTGACAGCCGCTGCTGGATCAGGTTCTTCAGCTCCTGGTCCTCCAGCACCCGCAGCGCCTGCTTCACGTAGCCGCGGTGCGACACGTCGGTGATCACGTCGTTGAGGTGACGCGACAGCACGCGGTGGTAGTCCAGCAGCATCGGCGCCGCATAGTCCGTTCGCTCCTTCGTGTGCCCCTTGCTGGTCATGGCGCGGCTGAAGGTGCCGCCCATGATCTGTTCCTCGGCTGCCCGCGCCTGTTTGACGCCGCCGGCTCCCGCCCGGGGGTCGTACACAGCCGGGTAGTAGCCGCCGCGCAGGCTGACCGTCGAGCCATCGGCCGCAGTGAAGATCAGCGGCATTGGTTCAACCTGCTCGGGCGCAACGCCAGAAAGCCGGCGCTGCTGCTCCACGATGTCCGGCCACAGGCTGTTCACCGCATCCCAGATACCTTGGACCATCTGCGCATCGGCAGGCGTCAGGTGTCCCAGCATTTCCGAGATGGCCTGCGGCGTGAACGGCACCACCTCGGCGTTCTGGCCGATGTAGCCGCCACGCATCAGCTTGTCACGGTTGCCAGCGTTACCCAGGTTCAGCGCCACCGCCACGATCGTGTTCTTCGACAGCGACCGGCCCAGGCTGGGGACATAGACGAGGCGATTGAGGTCCGCCCGCTGTGCCGGCGTCAGCGCCTTCATCGTCTGCTCCAGCATGCCGCCGACTCGGTTGCGCAACTCGATCCGCTTCTGCTGGGCTGCCTCGGCCTGGTTCCACAGATAGTCGTGCCACGGGCCCGTCTCGCCACCGTCCAGCCACTCCACCACCGTCTCCGGGCGCAGCACCCAGTCCATCAGGCCGGTGTAGGCCGCGCCCACCTTCTGCATCGCCGTCATGTCCGCATCGGAGAACGGCAACGGCTTGCCCTCAGCGATCGCGCCGCGGATGGCGCCGGCCAGTTCTGCCTGTGCTTCCTCCCAGCCGCGCTGGTCCTTGTTGCTCAACAGCTGGTTCTTCAGCTTCGCCAGCCGCGCGATGTTGACCACCGCGTCGTGCAGCTCGCGGAACTCGGTGATCGGCAGGTCGGCGTAGTTGGTCACATTCTCCGCCTCGACGCGCGCCAGCAGCGCGTCGCTTACGGCGGTCAGGTCATCGTCGGCCTGGCGCGCTTCGACCCACTGCCGCAGGCTCTGGCGGCGCGCAACAGCCCGGCCGGATACGTCGCGGAACTCGTAGGTGTCAGCGATGGTGTCCATCGCCTCCAAATAGTCGGCGCCCGCCTTACCCAGCCGCTCGCGGGCCTGCGGGGTCATCTGCCGGCGGATGTAGCCGACCTTGGAATCGACCTCCTGCTGGATAGCCCGGGCCTCTGCGAACAGCACCGCGTTCAGTGCCTGCTGGCGCTTGGCCTGCAGTGCCTCGGCGTAGCGGCCCTTGGCTGCCGCCTCAGTCGCGGCGCGCGCGGCTTTGCGCTCGGCGACCAGGTACTCGTTCGGTCGCAGTTGCCTAGCGGTCTTGCGCGCGAGTACCGCCTGCGCCACGGCCTTCAGCTCGCGGCGGTTCGGGCGCGGCTCGCGCGCAAGATCGGCCAGCAGGCCCAACTCGCGCTCCAGCAGCTGGATCTTGCGGCTGCCGTGCACCGCATCCAGTGCGCGCTGCGGCAGCGTGCCGTCGGTCATCGGCTCCCCGTGCCGGGCCTGCATGCGCGCATCCGCCTCCGCGCTCACACTCGCCAAGGTCTGCCGTACCGTCCACAGGCCCCGCACCAGCTCGTCGCCGGAGCTGAAGCCCAGCAGCGCCGCTGCCTCATCCGGATGCGTGCCCCCCTTTCGGGCGTATACGCGGCCCATCTTGTCCAGCAGGCCGTCGCCGTAAGTCGCGGCCAGCACCGCGCGATCCAGTTTTAGACCCTGCAGCTGCTCCGGCACTGGCTCGCCCCCAGCTTCCTTCCGCCCCGTCAGCACTCGGTAGGCGCGCACGATCGGCGTGGACTCGACCTCTGCCTCAACCTCGCCGCGGATTGTGGCCAGCTCATCCTTCCACCAGCGCTCCCGGGCGCGCGCGTCGGCGTCCTGCAGTTGTGCCATGAGGTCGGCCTCGGCCTGCTCGCGCGCGGCCGCCACCTGCGCCTGATAGTCCGCGAACTGGCGCTCGGTCATGCCCAGCGCCTGCGCTTCGGCCAGGTCGCGCGCGATCGGCTCGAACCCCACCCGGGCCTGTGCTGCCTCGATCTCTTCCTGGCTGGCCAGCATCCGGTCGAACACGCCGCGTACTTCGTCGGTCAGCTCCACGTCTAGATTCCGCAGGCTGCGGTAGAGGCCGAGAATCCACTGCTTGAACTGGCTGAATACCGATTGCAGCTCGGGGGTCGGCGCCCTGCCTTCGCCCAGGTAGGCCTCGAACCCGCGGGCGAACTGTTCGTGCTGGTCGACCCCGATCTGATCCGCAGACTCGACCCCGAACCACTTCAGCAGGGTGTCCAGGTCGGACCGGATCTGTGGCGCGGCGTCCTCCGCCGCGGCCAGGTCGCGATAGACCTCCAGGAAGAAGTGCCCGGATTCGTGCAGGAAGGTGGACAGGTCCGATCCCCTGAACAGGCTGATCTGCATCGATCGGCCCGGGCCGATCTTAATCTGGCCGCGGGGAGCCGCCACGGAGGGCTGGAAGAACGCCCGCCCGTTGAAAGCCGGCAGAACCTCTGCTAGCGTCAGCGCCGACGTCGGCAGACCGCGGGTACGCAACTCGGACTCGGCCGTGCCGGCCCGCTCCATGGCACCGACGTCAGACCCCGATTGGCGCAGCGATTCGTTGCCGAGGCCATCGGGGTTTCCTATTTCAAAGCCCTCGAAGTCGTAGGAGCGGCGCACACCGTCGGTGCCGACGCGGTACACCAGTCGCACCGGATAGACCTGCCCGTCGTACAGCACCGCCGATGCTGCGTAGGCGTAGGACACGCTCTTGTCTTCGGTATCGACCGAGGTCGCATGGACCGGCGCAGATTCCACCAGGGCCGGAAGCTGGCGTACAACGGCATGGCGCAGCGGATCCCGTCGGCCCTTGGAAAGGACTTTCTTGCGGCCGCGCGATGCGAAGCGGACAGGCTGGCCATCCGGTGCGATGACCTCCATGCCGTCCTGCTCGGTCCGCAACAGCTCGTTCGACTCGGCGAACCATTCGGCCGGGTTGCCGGTCGTCGGCTCCAGCTCGATCACCGGCACCGGCGTGTCCGGGGCAAGGCCGGTGGACACTTCGTCCGTGCGGGTCGGCTGGAACAGGATGTCCCCTGCCAGAACCTCGCGCGCGGCGGTGTCCGGCAGCGCCACACTCCAGGTCTGCCGCTGGCCGTCGATCGGGTCGTCCTGCACGATCTCGCCGCCGGTGCGCTCGGCTTCCGTGCGCGCCTGGTCCAGCGTCAGGAAGTCACGGGCCTGACCCTGCTCGTCCGCCAACAGCCACTGGCCGGCGCGCTGCACGTAGGCGTTGCCCTCGCGCTCGAGGGTCTGCTGGCCGCGGCCATCGGTGACCACCTGCGGCCGGCCGAACAGGCTGCGCAGGGCGTCCATGCCCCGCTGCATCAGCGTGCGCGGCTGGGCCTCCCCGCCCTCCGCCGGCGCCCCGGCTGCATCGATGCCGGCCGCGTAGCGCTCGTACAGCGCCACCGGATCCTGTCCAGTGACCTCGCCCAGCCGGCCGAACATGGCGCCCCACAGCTGCGCCTGGCTCTCGGCTTGCGCTGGGGTGTAGCGCTCGGTGCCGACCAGTTGCGCCATGACCGACTGCTGCACCTGCGCGCGAGCGCTCGCAGCGGCCTGGTCAGGCGCCGGCGCGCCCAGCGGCACACCCAGCTCGCGGGCCATGCTCTCCACGTCCAGAGATTCCAACTCGATCGGCGACAGCCCTTCGGCGGTGGTGCGGGCACTGCGCAGGATCTGTTTGCGATTCGGAAAGCGCGGCGCCGCGGCCATCCATTCGGCCATCGGGATGACAACCTGACCGCTGGCCATCTGTTCGGCCAGCGCGGCCTCACCGCCCACCATGTCCTGCAGCACCTGCGGCGCCGATTGGAACAGCACTTGCGCTTGGTCGGCATCCAGATACACCCGGGCGTCTTCGCCGGCAACCTGCGCCGTTAGCGCCTTCATGTCCTCCGGCGATCGCTCGCCCAGCTTCAGGTCAGCCGCCAGCTCCGTGGCAGCGCGCAGCCGTTCATTGCTATCGCCCGACCGCATCACCTGGTCCAAGCGCTCGTTGATCCACCGAACCTGCCCAGACGCACGCGCCGCGCGGTAGTTGGCATGCACCTCGACCGCACCGGTGGGGACCTCGGCCAGGCCCTCCATGATGATGTCGCCCCACTTCAGGCGTTCCTCGGTTAGTAGCTGCGCCGTGGCCTCACCGGCGGCGCCGCCGCCCAACTGCACGCCGGCCTCGGCGCCGGCACGCAGCACCGCCGAGGACGCGCTGCGCCGGGCGTTGGTGATGAAGTGCCCGGCTACCCCTGCCGTCAGGGCGTCGAACACCCCGATGGCGACGCCGCGCTTTGCCGCTTTCTCGCGCGCGGCGGCCATCTTCTGCGGGTCGCGCAAGAACTGGCCGACCGCATAGGCGTCGGTCGGATCGACCTTCGCGTCCTGCATGGCCTCGGCGATGCTGGCGCCGAACTCGGTCAACCCCGAACCAGTGCCGGCTGATGCCGCCGTCAGCACTCGGCTGCCGCCACCAGTGGCGGCCGTCAACGCCAATCCAGGCGCACCCATGCCGATCGACTGCCCCAGGGTGACAGCGATGGCGCCCAGCGTGTCGGTGCCGCCGCCGGCAAGCTCGCGCACAGCACCGCCGAAGCTGCCGGCCTTGTTCGCCCGATCGAAGGCCTGGAACCCCCGTTCGGTGCTGGCACTGGTCACGTCCGCGGCCTGTGCCCGGCGCTCCTGGTCAGCACGCAGCGCCGCTTCCTCTGCCGACCGATCGGTAGTCAGGCGCCCGGTCGCTGGATCCACCACCGCCGGGCCATCCGGCAGCAGGGACAGCGCGTTCGCCTTGCCTCGCTGCCAGCCGCTGACGATGCCGCCGATCACCTGCTCCAAGATGTTCGGCTCCGGAGCCGGACGCACCTCACCGGTCACCAGCGAGTTGGCATAGTCGGCCACCTTCTCGGCCTCGTCTCCGGCCAAGGCCATCCGGCGCGGATCGCTCAGGAAGTCCCCGACGACCGGCGAACGGCCGCCGACGGCGGCCACGCGATCCAGCCGGTCCCGCTGCTCGTAGTCGGCCAGGTTGTCGGCGACGACGCCGAAGGGCACTCCGGTCTTGTCCGCCAGCGCATTCGCGCGTGCAGCTGCGGCAGGATCAACCGGGCCGGTCGATAGCATTGCGGCGCGCAGGCGCTGGCCGCGCGCGTCCTCCAGTCGGTCTGCTCGCTCGTCAAACCCGTCCAGGATGTCGGTCACTGCGTCGATTCCTTGCTTGCGTCGATGATGTACTGGGTGACCCAGGCGTCAGTGGGTGGCCTGCCGTACTTCTGCTGGTAGGCCGCTCGCACGCGGAGTCGGTCAGCCTCGGAGATGCGCGGCGCATAGGTGGCGCCCGTGCTGTATACGTTGGTGGTGCCTGCCTTCATGCGGTCGGCGAACTGGCGCGCAACGCTACGGACCAACACATCAGCCTGCTCGGGCGTGGGGCGCTTGCCGCCGCTCTGCTGCATGAATTCTCGCTCGGCGTTGTTGTAGGCGATGCGGAACTCGCCGCGCTGCTTCTCCCTGTCGGCGTTCTTCTTGTCGGAGCCCTTGCCTGTGGCGTCGCCCTCTCGCCCGATGCCCAGCATCGTCAGGCCGGAACTGACCCGCTGATCCTCGGTCATCCAGTCCTTCTGTGCGGATTCGTCGCGCTGGCTCAGGGTCCGCTGGCGGTTCAGCAGTTCGGTCAGCGTCCCCGTACTCAGCTGGTCGGCCATGGCATGCAGGTCGCGCCGCTGGAAGGCATCAGGCGACAGTGCAGATTCCCGGTACAGCACGTCGGCAAGGACCGGATTGTCGTTGATGAGGCGTCCTTCCAGGATCGCCCGACGGTAGTTCTCGAAGGACGGCAGCTGGCCGTTACGGGCCAGGACGGCGTAGTCCGCCGGACTCACAAGCTGCGACAGCGATGCGGTGGGATCGGTGTTGTTCGCCAACGCGGTGTAAATGCGTTCGCTCGTCGCCTTCTTCTCTGCCGCCTGCTGGGCATCTCGGATGCCGAAATGTAGGCGGCCCTTCGTCATGATCGCCTCGCGCATCCGTGGGTCCGCAATCATCTGGGCACGCTGCAAGAACTCCGCCTCGCTCTGAGCCGGAGTGGCTATCGCCACCTGGCCAGCACTGGTGTCCAGCCCGCGGCGCTGCCAGTTCGCCAGCACGTCAGCCTTGGTCTTGCCCTGCATGTACTTGTTCGCCGCGATGGCGGCCGGGTCCAGGATGCTGGACATGGGCGTATCCGGCGTGGCCTTGGCGAACGCCACCGCGCCGGCGGCGCCGAAGTGATGCGCCGCGTACACATTGGCGGCGGTCGCCGGCACACCCGCGGCACGCAGCTGCCGCGTGTTCTGCTCCCTGTACGCGGCGACCATCTCGCGCGATAGCTTCGCATCGGTCCGGAGCGCCAGAATCTCGGCATCGGTCTTGCCTTGTGCGAGCTCGGGGCGGTTCTTCCGCACCTGCTCCAACCACGTCCCATCGAGGAACTGCCCGGCGCCGGTCGCCGAGCTGTCCGGGTTGCGCGCCGTAGCGTAGCCACCGCTCTCCAGCCCCACAATCATGGCGTCCACGTCTCCGACACCCGCGCCAGTATCGAGCGTGCCGCCATACAGGAGGACATCGGTCAATGCCGTGGCCTCTGCATCCTGCGCGATGGGGCGCAGAACGCGGTCCAGAGCCGCAGCGGAATCGCCCGTCAGGTCTCCGGACTCCAGCAACTCGAAGTAGCGGCGTTCGGCGCCCAGAATGTCGTTTCCCGCCTGACGCTCCAGAGCCGCCTGGTAGACAGCGCTCGATGCGGCGCGCGCGGCATCATCCTCCGGCAGCCCCTGACGACGGCGCTCCAGCCGGGTCGCAATGGCTGCCGATTCGGCCTGCTCACGAACCCGGGCCGGGTCGGAGTAGTTGAGCACCGCTTCGCTGGTGGTGCTGGCGAGCGTGTCCCGGTACACCTGCGTGCGATAGGCGTTGTTCTGCTGGCGCACATGCAGGTCCACGTCGCCGTCAAGATCGAGCGTGTACTTGCTCGCCATCTGCTGGGCCTTCGCGCGCACGCGGTCGGGAAGCCCCTGCATGGCCGACTCGACCTGCTGCCCCCACTCCTGCGTGACGGTTTCGCGCTTGTTCTGCGCGTCCAACCCCTGCGTGCCAAGGAACCCGTTGTCCGGATCGTTCAGCAGGCGCTGCTTGCTCTGCAGCAGCTGATTGCTGAAGGCCAACAGGTTGGTTTCGTCGTTCTCGCGGATCTGCCGCAAGACACCCTCGCCGATCTGGCCCAGGGAGCGGGCGACCTCCTCGGCACTGCGGTCTTGGCGAAGTGCCCCGAAATCCGGGGTGCCGGCAGCCTGGAACGTCGGGTTCGTGCGATAGGTAGGGACGCGCGGCATCAGTAATTCCCCCGGCCTGCGGTCTTGGAGCGCATGTTGTTGATCCCCTGCAGCCCACCCGCGTTGACGAAGGTGCCGGCTCCCGTGAGCAGCGAGGTAGCGACGTTGTTGGAACGCAGGTTCCGCGCCGACGTGCGGGAGATGTTGGCGTTCCAGTTCGTGGTGGTCGCCCGGTTGTAGGCGTTCCCGATCTCCATGGCCGCGGCGGACTCGCCTTCGTTGAAGGTGTCGGCCAGCACGTTGAAGGCGCTGCCACTAGCGAGCTGCACACCGTTGGCGGCCAGCGCAGCGTTCTGGGAGGCGCCGACGCTCCGGGCCTGCCTACGCTCCTGGAAGGCGCGCGATGCACCTTCCTGCACCTGCTGGTGCGCCTGCTCGGCCTGCGCCTGCGCCTGGGCGTCGTAGACGTTGGCCTGCGATGCGTTCTGCTGGTAGCTCGCGTAGGCGCTGACCAGCGCCATCGTGCCCGCAATGATGGTAGTCGGCTCACACATCGGCGCGGCTCATCTCGAAATAGTGGAAAGGCAGGCCGTCAGCGCCGTGCGGCACCGCGGGATGAATGGAGAAACCCAGCCAGCGCAACCAGCGAACGGCGCGCGTATTGCGGGCATCGACCCAGTTGGACAGGTGTTCGTAGCGCCGGAGCATCGCCCGGACCTGCGCGCCGCACCCGCGCAGGAACGCTCCGGCGCGGGTGTCCAGCCGGCTGTGCCCGATCATCCAGACCGTGCCACGGTCCGACAGCAGCGACGCGCCAGCGACACCGAAGATGCACAGCAGGTCGTCCCCTTCGACGCCGGCCCATGCCTCCCGGCTGAACTTCAGCGACATTTCCACGGCGCGCTCTGGCGTCACATGCCCGGCGGCCCAGAACTCGGCAACGTCTGGCGCACGCACGTTCGCCAGCAGGTCGGCCACATGCGCTGCCGTAACCGGGATCACCTCAGTTGCCAATGGAGAACTCCGGCGTCACGGACAGCACCGTCAGCGGCAGCGGATCGTCCTGCAGAATGGTGATCCGCCCGGACTGATCCCAGCCGCCCGGATAGGTGGCGTCGATGATCCCGGTGCGCAGGCCGGCGGTCTGGTCGTAGAACTGATAGTCGCGCTGCTTGGCAGTCACCACCTTGTCCACGGACGGCCCGATCTTCACGCCCGCCGATGCCTCGCACAGCAGCGAGACCTTGCTGATGCTGCGCCGCTTCGAGCGCATGGACTCACCTTGCAGCTGGGTGTACAGGTCGAGGGTCTGGGCAATCGCCCTGTACGGCAGCCCTGCGTGGATGACCACGGCCGAGTAGTCGAGGGACACCGCGCCGCCGACGACCTTCTTGGGCGTTTTCACGGCGCCATCGCCGAGGATCGCCACCGTCTCGCCTTCCAGGTGGTCCAGCCCGGCCACGCTGAAAACCCCGATTCCCCAGTTCGTGCTGGGCACGTTCCGCAAGAACTCCGGCACATCGCGCTGGGCGACGCAGGTTGCGATGTTGGCCGATACGACCTCCTCGATCTGGAGCCGCATCACCTTGTGTGGCGAGTCGGCATCGATTACGCCGGGGTCCGTGACGTGGATCACCTTGCCCACATGGCCGGATTCAAGGAACTCGGCCGTGAACGTTGCCGTGAGCGGACTTCCCTGCGAGTAGTCCGGCGCGGTGATGGTGACGGTCGTGGCGCCGGTGTTCCGCCCGTCGTAGGTCAGGCCCGAATCTACGAAGAAAGCATCCGCCCGGTCGGTGAACCAGCGGCTGTGCATGCGCTCCACATAGCGGACCGTCTGCCCGCCAACCTGTCGGCGGATGGACAGGTACAGAACGTCCTCGCCCCCCTCCCCGATCACCGCCACGCTCTCCACGGCGCCGCTGGTCTCCAGCATGGTCCAGGCGATGACCTGCTGCTCGCGCATGTAGGTCAGGCACAGCAGCTTGCCGTCGTTGCGGACCGCGAACACTGCCGACCACGGCACCTGGCAGTAGGCCCAATCGGTGATGGTGTAGCCGTCGAAGTAGTGCGACGCGCGCACGCTCAGGTCGTCGCCGGTGAAACTGTCGCTGCTGTACTGGTAGCCCAGATCACGGACCACGCTTCCCTTCTCCTGCACGTACAGGGCCGTCGAGCCGATGACCAGGGGGCTGACGTAGGAGCTGCCGCGCGCGCCCTGCTGATCGACAACGGGCGACGCCGGAGTAATGACCCCGTTGCTCCCGCCGGTGACCTTGAACTCGCCCCCGCTGGTCAGCAGCAGCAACACCTGAAGCGGGACGATGTGCCTGATCTCGTTCACCTGCCGGCTGCCGATGGTGAAGGACACCGCATCGTCGTCCTCCGTCGGCCGGCTCGCGCCGTGGTCGTTGTAGGCATTGGTGCGGCTCATCCAGAGCGTCTGGGGCTGCGCCAGCGTGTTCGCCAGCGCCAGGCGCTGCTGATAGAAAGCGACGGCCGCTGGATAGCCGGTGCCTGCCCCGAAGGCGCTCAACGCCCACTTGTAGCTGGCATTCCCGGGCCCGATGACCGGCGGCGGGAACTCCTCGACCACCTCGACCGTGGCGGTTCGACCATCGCTGGATACGGCGGTGATCTTGCCCAGACCGAAGCCCTTGCAGACGTACTGCCACTTGAAGCCGATGTTGTAGCTCGTCCCCGTATCGCCAGACTGATACGCGCCCTGCCCGTCCCACGCGGCGCCTTCGGTATGCATCGGCTGCGATCCACCGGTACGCCAGTTGGTGAAGCCGGCGCTTCCGTACGTGAACTTGTCGATGGCCTTGTAGATCTTCTGGTCGCTGTAGCAGTAGTCCCCGACCGAAAACACGGTGTCCGATGCCCACGGGATCATGCTGCCGTAGTCGGCGATGTCCAGTGAGAACCAGGCGCCCACGTCGGTTTCCACGAACACCGGCGCCGAAGCGGTGATGGTGATAGTCCCCGTGGCGCCGCTGGCGTAGGCGGTAATCGTCCTGTCGGCATTGCCGCCCTGGAACGGCGGCGGCGCGAGGTCGTCCGGCGCCACGGTCCAATCGCTATGGCTGGACCTGCTGATCCGCTGGGTCGGGTACCCCGGGTGCGTTACCCACATCACGTCGGCGGATTGGGTGGTCTGCAGGCGGAATACGTCGGCCACGTACCACGGCGTAGCCACCTGCACCGGCGAACCGGTGCCGTCCAGCACATAGGCGCCGTCCTTGATAATCCGCATCGTCAGCTCTCCCAGCTCCAGCACGTAGTTCTGCTCCGTGTTGAAGCTGAAAGGGATGAGCCGGTACTTCAGCGCGCCGTTGATGACCGAGCCCACGAACTCATAGCCGGGCCGGTTGGTGATGCCACCCGTGCGCTGCACGATGAAGTTGATGCCGACGGCCAGGCTGTTCTGGTACAGGTCCAGGTCCACGCGCCCGGCGACCGACGGCGAGACGACGCCGCCTGCGAACGACGGCTGGGTCATCGAACTCATCGCCGAGCCTCCACCCCAGACGCCGGAACAAGCGGGTCTTGGAAGCCCTGTGCGACGCTGTGGAGGCGCGCGCTCGGCAGCGCGTCCTTGTAGAGGTTCATGTTCGCCGTCGCCAGCTCCTGCTTACCGGTCACCGGGATGGCGATGTACGACGCCAGCAGGAACACCACGACCTGCTGGAATGGAACGCTCCACTGCGCCGGGTCTTCCACGCGCGCGGTGTACTCCAGCACGGCCTGCTCGGCGTTGGTCAGCACGATCTGCCCCACGTCGTCGGACGCCACATCGAACGGCCAGCCAGTCGCATCGCGTGCCTCCTGTGCTACATAGGGCGCGCCGGCCGCGCACTCATCCCCACCCAGCAGCCCCGGCGGAACAGGAGCCGACACGGCCTGCATGGGCCTGATGGAGATCGCATCGACGCAATCTCCCGGGTAGCGATAGGCGAGCTTGAACCCGGCGGGCGGAACATCCGGCAGCAGCGCGAGCGCCAGGTAGCGACGGGCGAACGCCCACCGGTACGCCGCCAGGGTGGTGTCGCGCGCAACCTCGTAGAACTGGCCGCAGGCGTTGGCTTCTACGGAGTTCTCGTCCAGGCTGGCGATGGTGGTACCCGCCCGAATCTGGGCCAGCGCCCTGTTCGAGATGGAAATCGGCGACAGCATGGATCAGGTCTCCGCGTACAGCGTCTTGGCCGCCGACTCGCCGGGGCCGGCATCGACCGCAAGGTCCGTTATCTGGATTTCCAGCCCGCGGCGCAGTTTCCCGTCGATCTGCTCCTCGCGCATGCCGACGACCATTCCGCGCGCCTCGATCCAGACCGTTGCGCCCGCGGCCGGCATCGCCTTGATGCCCAGCTTCTCCAGCTGCTCCTCATCGAGGTTGAGCTTGGTGCCCCACGGGTAGTCGGGCATGTGGTCCTCGCACGGCGAGCATTGCGCGGCGTCAGGCTTCTCGGTCTCGGTCCGCTTCATGGAAACGAGTTTCATGGTCTGCTCCATAAAAGAGGCCGCCCGAAGGCGGCCTCGTGGTTGCCGTGGCGTGGCGCCTTACTCGCCCTTGCCCTTCTCGGCCTCGGCGATGGCTTCCTTCAGCTTCTGGATGCCCCAGTTGCCGCCGGCCGGGATGCCAAGCTCCTTGGCGCGAGCGATCAGCGCAGGCTTCGCGTCCGCTTCCGTGTCCGTGCCGGCAGCCTGTCCGGCATCGCCGACCCGCTCCATCCACTTCCCGACTTCCTTGTCGCTCTCCACGCTGAAGGGCTCGCCCTCCTCACGCAGCGATCCGTAGAACCCGCGACGGGTGGCCACCACCGGGATGCCACTGCTCACAGCTGGTTCTCCTGGTGGCCTGCCACGATGCCGGCGGTGATCTTGCCCGCCGTCGGCGCGGTGCCGGTGACGGTGTAGTTCAGGCGCACGTAGCGGAGGTTGGTCCCGCGCGGGACGTAGTACAGGCCGCCGAACACCGCACCGGCGGTCAGCTCCGCCAGCGTGAGGGTCTGGCTGTTCACGGTGACCGGAGAGGTGAACGCCTCGTCCGCCGAGACCTGCAGGGCCACGCCCAGGCTGGTCAGCGTGTTGAAGCCCTCCACGACCTGCACGCGCAGCGGGATCGGCGTGCCCGGGCCGATGTCGCGCTTCAGCGCCGCCCCCTCGCCGGCAACGGTGCCGGCCTTGCCCAGGTCGATGACGTTGGTCGATGCCGCGGTAGCGGTGATCGCCTGCCCTTCCGAGAACAGGTTCTGCTTGTCGAAAATCATGGTGATGTGCTCCTCGAATGACTTAACGAGGAGCGGGCCGAAGCCCGCCCCCGGTTGGTTACGCGGTCGGTCAGACCACGCGGGCTTCGGTGTTCAGCAGCGCGTCCGACTCGCGCAGCGGGATGCCGCGGTAGGTCAGCACTTCCTCGCCCTCGATCTCCTTGCGGGTGAGGCGCACGAAGTTGTCGGTGGTGCCGCCGTTGGTCGCCAGGCCGTCCAGCGCTTCCAGCATGTCGGTGTTGAGGTAGATGGCGGCCTTGCCGCCCGTGATGCGGCGCTGCTGCAGCTTGTAGTACGCCTTGCGCATGAACTTGTAGAGGTCCACGGAGCCGGCACTCACATCGGAGACGTCGATGTTGCGGATCGGCGCCACGTAGCGGTAGTCGCGCACGGAAAGGCCGATGTCCCACTGGAACTTCTCGCGCATCACGTCGTACAGGCCGCCGTTGGCGTCGGTCTTGGTCTGGACGCCCTTGTCCTGACGGGAGATGCCGCCCTTGGTGCCCTTCGGGTACAGGCCGTGGACAGTGTTCTCGCCCCACACCACGAACCAGATGGAGGTGTTGTCCGAGCCGGTGCCGCCGGCGTCCACGATCTGCGCACCCGATCCGCTGCCCGCCAGCTTGTTGAAGCGCGGGGCCAGGCCCGTGAACTTCGCCGGGGCGGTCGCCTGATCGCCATAGAACAGCGTGGTAGCGACAGCCTGGTTCAGACCTTCCAGGAACGCCGACGCCTCGGACAGGCGCAGGCCATTGGGGTCTTCGGACAGCTCCACCAGCTTGGCGTCGATCTCGCTCCACGCCTCGGCCGAACCGGTCGCATCACGAACCTGGGCCGTGGTGCTCTTACCCGGCTGCACGCCCTGGTACAGCATGCGCCACGTCGCCTCGGGGATGCCGGTGCGAACGGTGGTCAGGTGGGTGGTGCCGTCGTTGCAGGGCCGGATAATCATGTCCTGCAGGATCGGGTTGGTCTGCGCCAGCAGTTCGATGATGGCGGCGATCTGGCGGTCCGAATCGGTGCGCTTGAACACGTCCGCCAGGGTCAGGTAGGTATTACCGACAGTTGCCATTGTTGACTCTCCTGAAATGGAAAAGCCGCCTTTCGGCGGCTGTGGTTTGCGGGTACTTCCGTTCGCGCCTTAGTTGCTGGTGCCGTAGAGCACCGACGCGTGGTCCTTCGCCGGCTGCCCGCCGGTATCGGACGATGGCGCGGGCCGATCTTCGGCCGTTGCCTTGCCGATCCGCACGAACGCGCGGACCAAATCGGGGTGGCTGCCCAGGCCGGTCTCGATAAGTAGCGCATCCAGCTCGGGGGTGCTGTACCGCTGCAGGGCTTGCTTGGCGATGCTCAGGTTCGCGTCGAACTCCGCGCCGCCGTACTCGGCATCCTTTCGCGCCGACTCCTCCCAGCCACGAACGCGGCCCTGCCATTCGGCAACCATGGCGTCCTGCGCGGTCTGGGTGTCGGCGGCCACCTTCTGGGCGTACGCCGCAACCAGCTTGTCCGCCTGCGCCTGGTTGAGCCCCAGCTCCTTGAACACCGGAGTGAACTGATCTGCCATCGCTTGATCGATGGTCAGCCCCTCCATGCCCTCGGGAACCTTGAACTCGTAGGTCTCCGGCGCGCCGTTCTCCGTACCACCGTCGGGATTGCCATCGTCGCCGCCGCCGTCAGCCAGCGGGTCACCCTGCACGTTGCCGTCGCCGGTCGGCGGCAGGTCACCCGCGGGGGCGCCTTGGTCGCCGCCATCAGCCATCAGCGTGGTCTGGCTCGTCTCCGTCGCCGCCTCGTTCGGCTGCTGCACGCTCTCGTTCTCGACGCTCATTGTTCTTCTGCTCCTGCTCCAGGTTGATGATGCGCTGATAGATGGACGGGTCTGCCGCGTCCAGCAATGCCATCAGCCGGAGACCCGCATTGCGGTCTCCTTCGTTGAATGCCGTCTGCGTCGGGCTCCCCGGGACGTAGCTGGTCCGATGGACGCCATGGCCCTCCAGCAGTGCACGGAACACGCGGATGCCGGCGGCGGTACTCCCTACCTCGCGCAGGTCGTTGCTCAGGCGCTCCGCCTTGCGCGCGGCGCGCTTGCGGTTGGTGTCCCCCATCCTTTACCCCCCCATCCCGAGGGCGGCGGCGATGGCGCTGTTCGCAGGCATCTCGGCGATGTTCTTGGCCGCCTGCGTGGCCTGCTGCGCCGGCTGGGCGAGCGATGCCATCTGCTGCAGCTGTTGCTGCCGTGCGCGCATCTCACGGGCCGTTGCGCGCTGTTCGCCGCTGGTCATCAGGCGTTTCTCCACGCCCAGCTTCTCCGCCGCCATGTCCATCACCTGGTCCGGCGTGGTCACGTCCAGCGCGTCCGGGCCGTAGATGCCGGCGACGTTGCCCAGGAAGGACAGCCACGTCTGCAGGTCGGTCAGGCCGGCCTGGCGCTGCGCCTGCTGCAGGACCGAGATGTACTCGATCTTCAGGTCAACGCCTTCCAGTTCAGGCGGCGGCGGCAGCAGCTTCCCGCGACGCGCCAGGATGCTGAAGACGCGATCCACCGCCGGGTCCAGAAGCTCGTCGTTCAGCCGGTTCAGGATCGGCCCCATCTGCATCATGCGTTCCTGCACACGCTCCTGGATCTCCAGCTCGCGCACGTTGCCGGCCCGGATGTTGGTGATCGCCCGGAACACGTCCTCGTAGAACGTTTCCTGGATGCGCCCCTCAATCGCGGCGATCTCCACCCGACAGCCCTGCAGATCGAAATCGACCTGGTAGAGCGGGCGCAGGCCGGGAGTGCCGTTCTGCTCGTCGTAGTAGGTGATGTCGCCCGGGACCGTGCTCACCCGCCGGTTCATCAGGCCCGTCGGCCCGACCAGCGGCGGCTCAACCATCTTCGCCAGCGCCTGCTTCTTCTTCCGCTCGTGGTACTGCAGTTCCTTGATGTCGCCGAGCGCGTCCATGGCCGGCGAGCGGCCGTATGCCTCATTGCCCAGCTGGCGCCACCGCGGGACCATGATCGGGAACTCATCGAACCCGGACTGGCGCAGGAACTTGTTCTGCGCCGCCTGGCTCGGCTCCAGGTAGTAGCTGCGCCAGGCCTTGTCCTTCGACAGGTCGCTGCCGTGCTTGCGCCCGACGTTCGGTTCCACCACATGCAGCACGTCGAACAGGGCGTCCAGGTTGTTGTTCTGGTAGGCCTGCTGGACCGGCTGGCTGCAGTTCTCTAGGCCGTACTCGGACACCATCTCGATGACCTTCTGCTGGAACTCCCGGTAGAAGGTGTCGATGCGGGTGGACCGGCTGCACGCCACGTAGTAGCTGCCCACGGGGTAGAACTCGCACCGGATGTCGTCGGTGTCGTCCTCGTAGATGCCAATGGCACCCGCCCCGTAGAGGCCGAGCGATTCGTAAACCAGGTCGATCTGCGTGTAGAAGTTGGACCGGGCGAACGCGGACAGCACGCGGTCGGTGGAGTCGTCCAGCCACACCTGCACGTCGTACGTGCTGCCCAGCAGCTGGTCCGCCGGCGCCAGCTTCAGCCACGGCATGGACGGGCTGGTCAGCCCTGACTTCAGCCCACTGGCTAGGCGGGTGTGAGACCGGGTGGCCTGGTTGTTGAGGATGCTCTGGTTCGCCTTGCCGCCCTTGTTCCGGTCGCTCGCCAGGAAGCGGGTCGAGCGCGGCTGCACCATCTGATCCAGTTCGCGCCAGTGGGAATCCCAGCTGGAGCGCTCCGCCTTCAGCTCGGACAGGCGCTGGCAAAGCTGCTGTGCCAGAGTCCGGGTAGGCGCGATTGCGGCGGCCATCAGGTCACTGCCCCAACAGCGTCTTGCGCGCGGTGTCGGCGGTGGACGTGTCGCCCTGCGCGCCGGTCAGGAGAGTGGACTCCTGACCGGCCGCCAGCTGACGGCGGCGGCGCTGCTCGGCCAGGTTCGCGTTGTTCATGTCCTCGCCCTGCCCTGGCGTGCGGTTGATGTAGACCGGAGTTTTCGGCTTGGGTCCGCTGCTGAAGCACATCTCAGTAGTCCTCGTGGTGAACGTCGTCCATCGTGCGGGCGCGCCCTGGTTGCCCGCCGTTGCCCATGCCGGGCGCGACAGGGAAAGCGAAGGTCAGCCCGAGCGCGTCGGCCTTGTCCGGCGAGCGCCCCAGCTCCTTCTTGATGAGTTCCTTCGGAATCACCCGGAACTTGTCGCGCTGGTACACGAAGCGCAGCGCCAGCAGCTCCGCCTTCAACTCCGGATCGTTGGGCAGTACCCCGCCCTCCTTGATCCACTCGCACGCCTTGAACAGCATCTCGCTGCGCTTGTCGAAGTACCGGCTGTCCGTTGGGCTGCCCCCGAACTGGACGCCGATGGGCGAGTAGCCGCGGCGGCGCAGGTCATCGACCACACCGGCGCCGTAGCCGCCCGTCTCGTCCACGAACAGCGCGTCAGCCTTGTGCGTGTCCTTCGCCATCGACACCTGGGCGGCCACCAGCACCGTGTCGGGGATGCGCATCGACTGCAGCGGGAACAGCACGCGGCCCTGCCGGCGCCCGATCACGCTCTGGTCATCGCCCTGCCTTGCCACGTCCACGCCGAGGATGACCGCCTCGTGCCGGTAGTGCTCCTCGCGGTACTGCCGCTTGATGGCCTTCTCGATGTCCTCGATGCCGATCATCGAGCTGAACCCGCCCGGCGGGAACTTACCCAGGATCGTTGCCATCACCCACGGGTTGTCGCGCCCGTACTGGTCGATCATCTCTTGCGCATGCTCCACGCTCACGCGCGGCGTACGCTTCGGGTCCGCCGGATCGGCGGTGATGGTGATCTCGTCCCACCCGCCGTTGCACGACTCGTACAGCAGGCCAGTGGTGCTGGTCGGGTTCCCCGCCTGGGCGATCAGCGCATCCACTGGCGATCCGGTGAATATCTGCTGGGCCGCCTTGCCGACCGCAACAGGCATCTCGCCCGTTTCGTCCAGCAGGATGAAAGGGAACTGGCTATGCAGGCCCGACAGCGCCCGGCCAATCGCCTCCGCATCCGCGTCGTTGGCGAAGGAGCGCGCCGACAGGAACCACGTCTCCGGGTGGTCGTTGGCGTAGATCCGCTCCTTCGTCCAGGTGAACGCCTCGCTCAGGAACTCCGAGCGGGCCCGCCACTTCGACAGTTCAGCCCAGAGGTTGTCCTTCAGGTTCGCGGCAGTGATCGACAGCGCCGCACCCTTCGGGTGCTCTCCCTTGGCTGCGAAGCACGACAGGCGATGCCAGCCCACCCAGGCGAGCGTTGCTGACTTGCCGGGGCCGGTGCAGGCCTTCATGCACAGCTTCCGGTTCGGACTCGCTGGCCCTCCGAGGAGAGTCAGCGCGTCTGCCTGCCATGCGTCGGGCGTTACCCCGAACACCTCCACCACGAACTTGACCGGATCGGCGCGCCACTCGCGGATGCGCTGGCTCGCCCGGACCGCTGCCGGGTTCACTTGCTATCCGTGGCTTCCAGCCCGGCCACAAGGCTTTCCAGCGTCATCTTGCCCTGGTGCTCGATGGTCGCGCGCTCGCCGTACTCAGCCGGAGCAACCTTGGCAGCCCGCCAGCGGTAGTGGTGCGCCAGCTCGCGCGCCCGTTTCAGGCCAAGCTCATCCTTCGCGCCACGAATTTCGGCCTCAGCCTGCTCATCCCAGACCATTGCCATAGCCTTGCGAGCCTCGCGCACGCGCGCGGAACGATCCGAATCGGCTGCAATCCACGCCAGCAGCCGCGTCAGACTGACATCAGCCCCCTTCGCCACCTCGGTCAACGTCTTGCGCTCACCGATCATCTCGCACAGGGCATCGATGCCAATGGCATCCAGCTTGTTCTTCGCCACCGGCTTGCGGCTCATATAGTCGCCCAACGTCCAAACAGATCAGGCCGCTTCGCAGCGGCATACCTCAGCTTTGCCCTGTTCGCATCCGACAGCCCGCCGCGCTTGATGGCCGCAGCTATTTGCCTGTTCAGGTGCCACACCCTCCTCCGCAAGGGGTCCACATCCAGAGAGGCATTCATGGCCCTAGCGTTTGCCCGAGCAACCTCAGTCGGGCAATAGGGCTGATCACCGCCTTCGGCCAGGTTCAGCAGCCGAACTCCTTCCGCCTTGGCCCGAGCAATCCACCTACGCTCCGAATCGGCCCAGTTCTCGCAATCCGATTCCAGCACCACCATGTCTGGTCTCTGGCCTATTGAGCGAATCCAGCAGTAAACCGGCGTCTTGCGGCGGCGCGCATCACGCATGTGGGTTGCTAGCCGCTTCTCCGGGTTATCAGCCTTCCCGATGTATCGCAATTCGCCGGTCTCGGGATGCAACAGACCGTAGATGCTTGCCATTACTTCGCCTCGACAGCACACCCGGCAGCGATCACCGCTTGACGGTCAGCCTGCCACCCCGCCCACAACCATTCGATCACGGCCGCGTCGGCGTCGGCTGCGCCAACAATTCGCGCCGCGCTGTTGGCGCGCCCTGCGGCACTGGCTTGGACGGCATCGGGGGCAGCACCACCGGCGAGGGGTCGGGCCGCAGCACAGGACCACTGCGGGTGCAGCTGCACATCGCCGCGGCGCAAAGCAGCAGCGAGATCACGTTCGGCACGGTTCGCATCGTTCACGGCCTTCTGGTAACGGGTATCGGCTTCCGCCCGGCTATGGGCCAGGGCGACGGATGCAGCCTTGGCTTTCTCGGCCACGGCTGCGGTGGCATCGGCCAGCTGCTGCAGCGTCGCCGCGTGCTGCGCGTTCTCGGCCGCGCGCGCCTTGACCTCGGCGGTGTACTCGCCCTTCCAGTGGGAGGCACCCCAGCGGTAGCCCATCACCACCAGCAGGACGGCCAGCAGGGCTACCGCACCCCAGCGGATCAGGTCGGCGTAGGGACGCAGCGGGTCTATGGAGATGCTCATCAGTCGCTCCCGCCTGCGCGGATCGTGTCGCTGTCCAGGTCGAACGGCGGTGGCTCGATGCCAGATCCGCGCATCAGCCCCTCCAGCCTGTAGATGTGCCGGATCATCCGGCCCTCGCGTGCTTCCAGGGAGCCGACGCGCGCGCCCAGCCGTGCGATCTCGTCCCGCATCAGCTGGATTACGTCCACCTCGGCGCCTTGGCGGGCGTTCTCCACCACCTGCTTCCGCCACCACAGCCCGACGCCACCGGCGCCCAGCACCAGGCCGCCGACGGCCGTTCCGATGGCCTGCCAGTCCACGGCCATCAGCCGAACACCTTCAGCGCCGCCGCGTAACGGGCATTCCGATCCGCGGCGCCGTTCTGACCGCCGTTGATCCGGGTCGTGATCTTGCGGAAATCGCCGGCGTCGGCCAGGTCGTTGAGGCTGCGCGCCGCCCAGAAGGCGCCGGCGGCCAGCGCGCCCCACTTCGGGTCCGCCAGCAGGTCCGGGGACAGTTCGAAGTCTGGAACCTGCCGCCCGGTCTCCCGCAGCGCGTCGCGGATCGCCGCGTAGTTGGCCCGGCCGGTGATCTGGATCGGCCCACGGCCGCGGTAGCGCCAGCCGTCGCCGCTCGCCTCGTCGCCGTTGCCCATGCGGTTGGCGTAGACGTGGTTTGCGATGCGCTCCGGCTTGCGCGCCAGCTGCTCGGCCAGCTCGTGGGTGAAGCGGCTGGGG